GAGCGCCAGGCTCGCGGCCGCCGCCCGCTCCATGGCCCCGGCGGCCAGGGTCAGCGCCGGTACCAGCTCGACCAGCGCCGCCGCGGAAGCCGCGGACGCCGCCGCTTCGGCGGCCTGCGCCGCGGCCAGCTCTGCCGCCTTGACGCTCGCCGCGGTCTCGATCCCGAGGAGACCGGAGATCGCCTCGGCCAGCGAGAGGACCATGCCGGCGACCTTGTAGCCAACGAAGGCCCCGACCGCAACGGACAGCGTGTCCCAGTTCTGGGCCATCCACAGCACCAGCTCGCCGACCGTCTTGATCGCCGTTCCGAGCTCGCCGCCGAGCGACGCCGCCAGGCCCTCGTTCTGCTTCAACCAGTCCGCGATGCCGCCCGAGACCTCGCGGACGGCGGGGATCATGGTCCCGCCGAGCACCTCCATGAAGGCGGCGAGGTCGTTCTTGAGGGCCTCGGCGCTCTCGCCGGCGCCGCGCTGCGCCGCGGCCTGGCCGTTGAGGACGGCCTCGACGCCGCCGAGCACGACCTCGAGCACGCCGGCCTCGTCGCCCATGGCGTGCATGGACTTGATCGACGCCTTCTCGGTGTCGGAGAAGACGACGCCGATCCGCTGCAACTGGGTGACGGTCCCGGTCTCGATGACCCGGCCGAGCTGGATGGCCGCCTGCGGCAGATCGCGCCCCATCTTGGCCGCGAGGTCCGCGACGTCCTGGGTCACCCGCTCGAAGGTGTCCTCGCCCTTGATGGCCCGGAAGTTGGTGAGCAGGTTCTCGGCCTGGAGGGCGGCCTCGTGCGAGAAGTTGGTCGTCGCCTCGATCTGGTCGGCGATCTCCTGCATCTGGCCGGCGGAGACATGCGCGGCCCCGCCGGTGGCGGTGATCGAGGCCTCGATCTGCCGCAAAGTGGCCTGGTAGTCCTCGGCCTTCGAGACCGCCTCCTCGAGGAAGCGCAGGCCCTCGTAGGCGCCCAGGGTCTCGAGCAGGCGCTTCGCGACTTCATCGACCTGGGAGATGTGCTCGCCGGCGGACTTGGCCCCGTCCTCGACGTCCTTGAGCCCGGCCTGCCCCTTGGCCGTGGCGTCGGCGACGCTCTGGCCCATCCGCTCGGCCGCCGACTGGGCCGTCCCGAAGGCGCTCTCGGCGCCATCGGTCGAGAAGGTTATTGGAACGACAAAATCGTCAGCCACGATCCGAATACCATTCTGCGGTTACAAAGGTCTCTACTCGGTCAGCGATCGCGGTCGCGTCCGCGCGGAGACGCGCTCGGGCAAGCTTGGCTGCTGGCCTCCGGGTCGATTGCTGAAAACCGTCCCCAATAGGCCAGATGGCTATGTGAGCGTCCGCCTTCGGGATGCCGCTGGCGGAGTCAAGTCGTTGCTTGTTCATGCGCTGGTGCTCAGCGCCTTTGCTGGGCCACGACCGCCCGGAGCCCACTCGCGCCACCTCAACGGCGATCCTGGCGACAACCGCCGCGAGAACTTGGCGTGGGGTACCCCTGCCGAGAACAGCGGCGATACCGTTCGCATGGGCAGGACGCCGCACGGAGAGCGGCATTACGCGGCGAAGGTAACCGATGCGATCGTCGCGGAGATCCGGCGCCTCGCGGCGACAAATGCGCTCTCTCACGATGAGATTGCGGACCGCTTCGGCATCGCACGCGGCACCATGACCAAGATCGCTGGCGGTGGTCGGTGGAAACATCTGCCGTTCACGCCGCGAACCTGGCCGACTAAGCTCGATCGGACGGCCGTGATCGAGATCCGCAGGCTCGCAGCGGCTCTCATGCCGCAGCGCCAGATCGCTGCTAGATTCGGGGTTTGCCAGCGGACCGTCGCCCAGGTGATCCACCGCAGAACCTGGGCGCACGTGATCTAGTTTCCTGCTTATTCGTCCTGTCCCGCGCCGGGCGCCGGCTCTGGCTCCTTCTCGGGCGGCCGGTTGGCGTGCGCGACGTAGGCTCGGTCGAGCGCCTGGATCAGCGACTCGGCCCGGGCCCACTCCTGCGACCGGGGCTCGTAGCCGTTGTCGCGGAGCCATGCCGAGAGCGCCGGGTACCAGATCTCGCCGGTGAGCGACGCCCCGAACCCGATCGCGATCGTCCGGCAGCCGTTCAGCGCCGCGAAGCCTTGGCGGAACCGGACCAGGTGCGGCGCCATCTGACGCGCGACCGGCAACGGCGAGTCCAGCCGGCGCGCGGCGAGCCACGCCTCGGCCTCCGCCAGACCGCGGGTCCGCTCCGGTCCCTCCGGTTGGTCCAATGCCTCCGCCCGGAGGGATTCGTAGACCTCCCGGTCCTCCGCGGCCCAGCCCTCGAGGTTCTCTCGTAGTGGCCCCCACCTCAGTTCGTCGGCGAGGGCCCCTGCAAGTTTCCCTGGTCGGCCGCCATCGCCATCTCGGCCTCGGCGTCGGCCTTGGCGAGCACGCCGAAAGTGGCACCCTGGACCGGCAGGAGGGACAGCAGGATGTCGAGGTTGGCCTTGTGCAGCGACCCATCCGGCGTCCGATTCGGGAGCGGCGCGCCGCCCAACCGGAAGCGGTCGAAGTCGCTGATTCGATGATCGCGGATGACCTTGATGCCGATGATGGCGGCGTCCCCCTTGGGGATCGGCGGCAGCTTGCCGTCCTCGCCGGGCGCCAGCAGTCCGTTCGCGGCGCGGTACGCTTGCTCGAGGTCGTCGCGGTACATCCGAGCAGCGATGGTGGTCGCCCGCACCCGGAACCGCCCGCCGATCGGCAGCTCGTACCACTTGCCGTCGCGCCAGGAGGCGACCATGGCGTCGAGATCGAGGATGCCGTCGCTGGGCGGCGGAGCGGCGAGCGCCGCCTCGACGGCGGCGGCGGGCAGCGGCGCGGCGGACTGGCCGTTGGCGCCGTGGATCGTGGGCGGCGCGGCCTGCGCCTCGGGTTCGGGGACTGGGGCGGGGGTGGAGATCGGTTCCATCGGCTGGCTCTCCTGTCGGGCTGGGGTTCGAGGAAAATCCCCCGCCGCCGGTCGACCCGCGAAGCGCCAGCCACGCCCGCGAGCCCCGCGCCGGCGGCGGGGAGGGGAATCGCCTACGAGAACTTGGTCAGCTGGAGCGTGCCCACGGCAGCGCCGTCGCTCTTCGCCATGTACTCGACGTCGACCATTTCGCGGCCGGACTGCGAGAGGCCGGTGGAGGCCGGCTTCGTCGGCTGGAGCGCCGGGAGCCAGAGGTACATGCGGTGGCCCTTGCCGTCGCGGAAGCCGACGCCGATCTGGCAGATACTCGCCGGGTCCTTGCCGTCGGTGTAGATCGTCTCGGCCGCCGCGGTGTTGCGGAAGACCTGGAGCGCGAGCTTCGCGTCGAAGCGCTTGTCGCTCGACAGGTCGACCGCGCCGAGGATGCCGGCGCCGCCCTCCGCGAGCAGCGGCGAGGCGACGGTCAGCTGGAACTTCTTGACACGCAAGGTCGGCATCAGGGTCGGGTTCGTCGGCACCGCGATGCCGGAGTTGCCGTAGCGGAAGCCCATGCCGGAGTTGATGGACGTCTTGTCGCCGAAGTTGGTGTTGCTGTTGATCAGCGGGTTGCCCGTCGGCTGGAGCGAGGCGTTGGCGAGCCGCGTGGCGATCTCGATCGAGCTGATGCCGGTCAAGGTGACCGAGATCGTGCACTTGTTCGGCTGCGGCACGTCGAGGACGATCTGGCCGACGCCGACGCCGCCCGAGCTGTCGCCGACGTTCGAGGTGGTATTCCAGGTCTCGTACCAACTGGTCAGGATCGTGGTCCCGGTGCGGAACCGGCCGGAGTGGTAGACGGTCACGGTCGGGCCGGCCGCCTCGTTGGCCAGCGTGATCCAGTTGGTGTCGAGCACCAGGTCGGTGCTGGTCGGAGCGCCGTTGACGCGCGCTACGAAGAGGGCGGGGTTGCTGGCGAAGCCGGTCACCAGCACCATGTCGCCGTCGGCCACGCCGGTCCAGCTGCCGCCGGGACCGACCAGCTTGTTGCCGGTCGCCGCGGCGCTGATCGTGCTCGCGGAGACCGTGAACGGCGTGCCGACGACGCCGCACAGCAACTCCTCCCAGAAGGAATCGTGGTCGCCGTAGCTGAAGTCGGCCTTCCCGGTCCCGGCCACCTTGATGTCGGTCGCCGGGTTGTCGACGACCGTGCGGTCGGCGGTGACGTTGCCGGGCTGCTCGCGCTGGAGCTCGCCCGACAGCTTAAAGGTCTCGAACGGCACGATCTGCATCGACCCCGCCGGGAGGACGTTTTGCGTGACCTCGCGGATCTTGCGCACCTGGATGCCGCTGCTATTCCCGGCCATGGGTTACCTCGCTCTCAAGAAAAAGTGATCTGACGCTTGGCTGCTCGCGCGCTTCTTGATCTCGGCGAGCGGCGTTCTACTTGCCGCCGGCGAGCGGCGTCGCAGCGCCGGTCTGCACGCCCTTGGCGCCGGTGTCCTTGGTGGTGGTGGCCGCGCCCTGGTCCGCGCCGCTCGCGCCCTGCGCACCCTCGGGTGCCGGAGGTGGTGGCGGCGGACCAAACTCGACCACCGCGGAGAACCCTTCGATCGGGCCGCCGGTGACCTTCATGTGGCTCACCTTGCCGATCGGCTCCTGCGTCTCCGGGTCGCGCACGATCGTGTCGACGATGGGCGCGCCGGTCCTCTTGTCCTTGGCGATGGTGTGGACGATCTCGAACTTCGTGGTGGCCATGACCGGGGTACCTTTCAGGTTTTTCTCAGGCGACTGCCGCCTGGTCGCTGTACTTTTCGCCGCGCACGATGACCTGGGTCTGGTAGTAGGGATCGGCTGGCGCGATCTTGATCGGCACGACGTCGACCGCGGTGACCGTCAGGTCGTCGAGCTGCAGCCCACGGTACTGGCCGCGGATCGCCTCCGCCCAGTCCGTCGCCAGGCCGCTGCCGGCGTTCCTGGGGATGCAGACGGTGGCGGCCCAGTGCCAGGTCGAAGCGTAGTACTGGGTCGTGCCGCCCGACGCCTCCTTGCGCTCGCCGAGGTCCTCGAACGGCCAGCACTGCAAGTAGCCGGCGGTCTGCGGGTCGGTCCCGGGCTCGACGTTCAGGTCCCGGAAAACGATGAGCGGCGGGGCCAGCGGCCCCGTGGTCTGGGCCGCAGCGAAGGCGGTGAGGCGGTTGACCAGGTTCGCCTCGCAGGTGGTGAGGGAGTCAGCCATTAGGCGGCGCTCCTCGCCTTCGAGATCTCGTCCGCCAGGAGAGCTTGCAGCCAGCCGTCGGGAACCTGCGCCGACCAGTGCTCGTACACCAGCCTCCTCGCGTAGGGAACTGCCATGATGCAGCCGGCCGGCACGCCTAGCTTCCAGTCCGCGTAGGCGGCGTCGTACTCCGGCTGCCCGGCGAGCGGGTAGAAGGTCTGCTTCGGCGGCGGCGGCTCGAGCCCCTCGTAGGTGCCGACCCAAGGCTGCACGGATCCCCGAGCCCGGCCGGTGCGAAACGGCGCGTCGTGCTCGAAGCGCAGGCCGACCGAGGTCATCAGCTTGCGGACGCGACCCTCCGCCATCCCGCGGGCGCTGGCGATGATCTGCCCTGCTGCGGCGGCGAGGTCCTGCGGCTGGATCGTGATGCTCAAGCGAGCACCGCCAGTTTGTATTCGTAAGGGGGGAATCCCTCGAAGCCGACGCTCAGGACCTCGTACTGCTGGCCGTTCAGGACTGCGAGGTCGCTCTTGAGCGGCACGATGCCGGCGGGGAGCTGATCGGCCGGCACCACGATCTCCTTCTTGTCGGTCTGCACCAGGTTGCCCAAGGCATCGCTCACGACCTGGGCCTGCAAGCGGCACCAGCCGAGATCGTGGTCCGTCGTCGTCGTCGCGTTGCGCCGCGTCGTCGCGTTGTACGCCCCAGCGGTGACCTTGCGGAGCGTGACCTGGCCGCCCTGGGCCTGCGCCAGTCGCCCCGCAGTCGCGGCCATGCGCTGCTGGAAGCTCATCTCAGAGCCTCCCGCCCATCGCCCGTCGACGCCAGGTGTCGAGCGCCAGCGTGATCTCGGGGAACTGGTCGAGGAATTTCTTCCCTGCCGGCGTCGCGAGGTAGGCCCGTGAGGCGTTGCCGTCCGACTCGCGCGAGAGCAATCCTGCATCCCCGCGGCGCGAGTAGAAGATCCCGACGAGCGCAGTCACCGCCAAGCGGATCTCCGGCGGCTCCTGCCCCGCCGCGTAGCCGGTCGGGTACTGGAAGACCAGGTTCTTGACGCCCCGCGGCCAACCCCCGCCGGCGGAGGGCTGCCGCAGGTTGCCGTAGACGTTCGCCGAGAGCACCGGCGGGGTCGAGGCCAGCAGGAGCTTCCGCCCCCACACCTCGTAGTCGCCCGGGGTCGCCGGGAGGCCATAGTTGGACGGCGGCGCGAACGGGACCGCCGCCTGCTGCATGCTCTGCCGCCAGGCGGCGTAGAGCACCGGGAAGGCCGCCGAGGACTGGCCGGCGTTCACGATCCCGGGCGAGGCGAGCGCGACCGGGTTCGCGCCGGCGACGTAGCTCGGCGCCGTGAGGACGATCTCTGAGACCGACGCCCCGGAGAGGAGCAGCGGCGCCCGCGGCTGGAGGCCTGCCGGGGCCGAGGCGAGGGTCACCGAGAGCGACCCGACCGAGGCCCCGGCCGTGATCCCGATCGGCGCCCCAGGCGCCGCCGGCTCCTCGCGCAAGAAGACCTCCTGCCTGCCGGAGCCCGAGATGACCTCCGACTGCGGCGCCACCGGCCCGAAGTAGCGGTCGGTGTTCGCCTCGACGAGCGAGACGACCTGCGCCTCGAGCGCGGTCAGCAGTGTCACGTCCTGGGTGGACGGAATGCCGAGCCAGGACTGCAGGGTCGGGACGTCGATCACACTGCACCACCATGCACCTCAAAGTCTCCATTCTGCGTATGCCATTTCCCGGCCGCCCGCTGCGCGGTCGCGGTCGGACTGGCGGAGGCCCACGGGCCATTGAACAGCTCTTGCAGCGTCGAGAAGATGCTGATGCCGTTGCTGGCCCGCTGCCATTCAAGCGTATCCGCGAGCGCCGGTGCATGGTCGCCGCCCGGGATCTGCTGGATGGTGACCGGAGCGCCGAGCGCCTGGTCGGCCAGGAGCATTGAGGCGAGAGCGAGGATGATGCGCAGAGTTTTCATGAGGTCTTGATCACCCGGACATTGCCGCTCGCATCGACGCGGACCGAGCCATCCTGCGTCACCCGCTCGCCAGCCGGCGGTGCGGCCTTGACCTTGGCCCAGAGGTTGAGGAAGAGCGCGCGCATCGCCAGGTCACGCCTTGAGCGAGTAGCCGACCGTCCGCGCCGCGGTCTCGGTGGTCGAGGACTTGAGAGCGATGAACCGGAAGCCGGCGAGCTTCGACATGACGTCGCTGTCGACACCGACGCAGGTGTCCGGCGCGAAGGTGATCGGCGGCAGCGCGACGCCGGCCGCGTCGAAGATCTGGCGGAAGGCGCCCGGGCCCGCGCCGAGCGCCGTGAACGCGTCGGAGAACGCCTGCGCACCGTCGCCGGAAGCGCCCGCCCCGGCGAAGCCGTAGAGCGTGAAGCTCGTTCCGTCCATGGCGGCCGGCAGCTGGAGCGCCAGGAAGTGCATCCCGTCGGTGTCGATCACCCCGGAGTACGGCTGGCCGGAGGCGATGACGACCGACCCGGAGCGGCCCTGCCCGGGCATGGCCTACCCCTCCCTCTTGACGAGCCGGCTCTTGCGCTTCGCCTCCGGGAGCTCGGCCTCCGGGTCGAACGGCGGGGGTTCCTGCGGTGGTGCGGCTGGGGATGCGCCGCCGCCGTTCGGGCTTGCCGTTGCCGGAATGGGCGGCGCGGGCGGCTCGGGGGAGCCGGCCGGCTCCGAGAGGGTGACCGCGGCGCCGGAGACGACCAGGCTGGGCCAGATGTGGCCCGGCAGCTCGACCTCGAGGCCGACCTCGAGCTTCTGCTCCTCGTGGCCGCTGATGGCGATCCGGCAGGCGCGCATGATCCTGACCCGCTGGCGGCCGCTGAGCGGCGCCGGCTTCGGTGCAGGTCCCACGGTGACGATCTCTGGCAAGCGTCAGGCTCCCTTACGAGCCCGGGGTCGGGGCGTACTTGGGGTGGGACAGCACGGCGACCGCGCTGGCGAAGACCGACGGCGAGAGCGTCGCGGTCAGCACGAGGCGCACGAACCGCTTGTAGCCGCGGTAGCCAAGCCGCGACGTGGTGCCGTGGACGTCGGAGTTGACCGCCGCGGGCGGCGCCACCGTGTTCAGGTAGTCGGCCGCGGCCACGTCCGCCGCGTCCGCCTGGGCCACCGGGTCGTTCGCCTCCTGGAGCTTGGGCGTCAGGAAGTTGGTCGAGTTGAGCGTCGTGACGGCGCCCCAGTTGAGGATGAAGAGCAGCCCCTCGAAGCCGCCGGCGACGGTCGTGTCGATCCAGGCGCCGGTGACCGTGCCGGTGACCGCCTGCGGCGCGAGCGCCGGCTTGTCCAGGATGTTGCTGTGAAGATCCCTCTGCATGGCTCTCTCCTCGGCGCTCTCTCGTTACGGCAGCGAGTAGTGGATCGTGACCCGGGCGTGCCCGGCGGTGGCGGCCGTGCCGGTCTGGCCGTAGGTGACCTGGTAGGTGGTCGCGGCGGCCAGGGGCGCGGCAACGATGCCAGCGGTCTGGCGGGTCGCCGAGGCCGGGTTCAGAACGCCGGAGGCGACCAGCGAGCCCGGGCTGCCGGCGGTGCCGACCTGCAGGGTGTTCGTGGTGCCGGCGTTGAAGGCGATGTCGACCGTCGAAGTGACGGTGTCGATGACGGCCCCGGCGGGGATCGGCCCCAGGATGGCAACGCCGCCGGCGGCGCCGAACGCGAGGTCGGCGTAGACGCAGAGCTGCTCGCGCACCTGGACCCGCACGCCGTCCGCCCCGACACGCTCATTGCCGGCGCCGACCTCGCGGTAGGGGAAGGCTGGGCCGGGACCAGCCCCCGTCCGGAAGCCCGCGCCGCCCTGCTGTAGGTTGCTGCCCATCGGCTCACCTCGCTTTGTAGTTTCTCGACCTCATCCGTGGTTGGATTTCTACAAAGCCGGCTAGCTGACGCCGACGCGGAGGATGCGCATCGCCTCGCCGAGAACGACCTGGGCGCCGATGCGCTTCGACATCTTGAAGACCACGTTCGGGTGCGCGGTCAGCATGTCGCGGATGATCCGGATGCCGCGGCGGTCGACGATCCGGTACGCCCGCTGCCAGTCGGCGAAGGCGACGACGGCCGCCCCGGTGGCGAAGGTGCCGGCGCCGAAGCCGGTCGGCCCCGGCATCGCGAAGCTCTCGAACCACTTGTAGCCGGCCAAGAGGCTCGGCGCGCCCTCGCGGGTGCTGGGCTGCCACAGGTAATTGCCGATCGCGTCCTTGAGCTGCATGAGGTAGCCCGCGGTCAGCCGCGAGAAGGTCGCCACCGCGTTGGCCGCGTAGGGGGTCGGCAGCGAGTAGAAGCAGGCGATCAGCGAGTCCATCGAGATGTCGTTCGCCAGGCCGGAGGGGACGGTGGGGACCTCGCCCCCGTTCTGGTCGGAGGCGGTCAGGAAGCCCTGCGGCTCGTTGCTGCTGGCGCCGCCGCCGATCACGAAGCGCTGGCCTTCCCAGACGGCGAAGTCCAGTTCGGCATCCGCCCCGATCTCGGCCTCGAGGTCATAGAGCGTATCCTCGAGCATGGTCAGCGTCACGCCCGGCTCGGCCACCGACTCGTAGATCGGGATCTCGAGCGCCTGGTACATATTGCGAGGCGTGGTCTCGGTGTTTCGAGTCGCCGTGTCCCGCTGGGAGACGTCGGTGATCGTGAACCGCTGGGTCGAGCGCCGGATAATCCGCAGGCTCCCGGTGCCGACCGTCGACACGCGGGCATACTGACGGATCGGCGTCACCTGGAGCAGGCGGTGCAGGATGCCCGCTTCCATGGTGGGCGCCGTCAGCACGCCGCCGCCGGGGTCCGTGTCGGACGACAGCGCCTTCTTCTCCATCCCATTCAGGAGATCCCACTCCTTCGCCTCGAGGGCCTTCTCGCCCTTGCGGAGGTAACGGTCGAAGGCCTTGTGCTCCTCGTCGCTCTCGACGTACATCTTGGTCGAGCCGCCGCCGGGGATCGGGTCGCCGTGGGCGTCGAGGCGCGGCGCGCGGGCGAGCTTTTGGATCGCCAGGCTCGCGTTCTCGTTGGCCGCCTTGAGGTTGGTGATCAGGGTTTCCAGCTCGACCACCTTGACGCCGAAGTCCTGCATCTTCTTGGCGTGCTCGCCCACGTCGCCCTTGATCTTCTCGGTGTCCTCGTGCCACCTGCGCACTTCACCGACCATCTGGTTGAGGTCGTCGACCGCCTTGGTCACTGCCGCATCCATAGCTTTCTCCTCAGAGCCTCGGCGCCATGTCTCGGACACCGTTCAGGTTCGCCACTGCGGCCGTGAGCGCCGCGACCTCTTCCGCCGTCATCTCTTCGTCGTCGCCACCGCCGGCGGTCTCCAGCTCCGGGTCGGACACCGGCTCGTCCGGCGGGTCCTCCGGCGGTAGCCCGGCCACGACCCGCAGCGAGTCGGCCGCGTCCTCGAACATGTCGATCGCCTCGAGGATGGTCTCCTCGGCGAGCTCGGCGAACGCCTCCGGGCTGCACAGCCACTGGATCGCCCGCGGCAACTGCCACAGGATCTGGCTGATGTCGTCGAGGCTCTTGACCCCGACCACGTTGGCCTGCTCGTCAACCGGGAAGGGGACGAAGCTGTACTCCTTAAGCTTCAGCGCCTTGAGGTACTGCGCCCGCTGGCCCTGGAAGACGCCCATCTCGGTCCCACCCGGCCGCGGCCGGAAGCCGATCGAGCAGTGCGTCAAGAGGCCATCCTTGATGTCCGCCAGGGTGTCGCGGCTCTTTTGTGAGCTGCCGAACCGGGAGACGACGAGGCAGCCCTTCGTGTCCTCCTCCATGTGGCGGGGGACGGCGACGAGCGAGTTGCGGTCGTGGTTGTAGAGGCCCTTGATGAGTGGCAGGTCCTCAAGGATCGACTGCGCGAAGGCGCCTTTCACGGTCACGTCCCGGTCGAGGTCGAGGTGCTGGAAGGTGTTGATGTAGTGGGTCGCCTCGCCCTTGCCGGAGTCCTCCTGCTTGACCTCGAACTCGACCGCCAGGCTCTTCGTCAGGTAGGGGAGCGGGCCGCCGAAGCTGGGGGTGGTGAGGTCGGGTGCGCCCTTGAGCCGGAGCACCGGCCGCCAGATCCGCGCCTTGCCGGAGTCGTCGCTGCCGATCGACGAATAGCGCTTGTGGACCTTCGCGGCGATGGCGTCGGCCTGCGCCTGGGTCAGCGTCTTGCCGACCTGCTGCGCGGAGCGGGCGAGCGCGTTGCGGCCGCGGGCGATCGTGTCGATCGGGTAGGTGCGATCGGGGCCGGCGAAGTCGGCGTCGGAGAGCTTCTTGCGCTGCTTGCCGGAGAGGGCGGCCTTGAAGGCCGCGGCCGGGTCGCCGCCGAACGCCGTCTGCATCTTCGCCCCCCGCGCCAGAGCTGCCCGCTGCGAGTGCCAGACCGCCCGGTCGTTGTGGTGCTGGATCTGCGCTTGCGCGTCGCCCTGGTAGCCGGCTGGCCCCATGGCCGCGGTGCGGAGAGCGTCGGCCGCGGCGGTGTGAGCAACGGCGGCGGTACGGTGGGCCTTGGCGGCTGCGGCCTTGTCGGTCGAGCTACCGGATTTCAGGGCGCGGTCGGAAGCTACCGTGGCTTCGGCGGAGCGCTTGTGCGCGGTGGCGGGAGCGGCGGCCCACTTGCCGGCGAGACGGGGATGGCCGGGCGGGACCCCCTTGAGGTCCAGCCCTTCCGCGCCAGCGAAGGCGAGCGTGGTCTGCTCGGGCATCCTGGCGGGTAGTGTCGTCCCGCCTGGTGTCTACCTCTGTCTACCGTCCACCATTGGGGAAGAACGCGGCCCTGGCTGGGGAATAACCGCCAGGGCCTGGGGAAAGACCCTGAATCGCTGGGGAAAAACCCTGTCGGGTTGGGGAAGAACTACGCCCGCTGGGGACTCGGCTGGCGCTTGACCGCCACTCGGCGCCGCCCTTCGAGCGCGGCCGCGTCCCAGGCCAGCTTGAATTCCCGGTCGGAAGCCGACGCCTTGTAGGCCATCCCGCGGCTCACGCCGACAAAGTCGCAGGCCGCCGCAACGCCCCGCCCGGCGGCGAGCTCGGCCAGGAACCGGACCCGCCAGCCGCCTGGCTCGGCCGCCTGGTCCTGCGCCTCGACCGCCGCGTCCGGGGGCCAGGTGGTGCGGAGCCAGCCCTCGATCCCGGGGATCGGGCAGCCGTGGAGCTTCCACCAGACGCCGGCGACCAAGAGGGCGGCCCTCTCCCTGGCGATGCCGACGCGGCGGGCCTCGAGGAGGACGATGGAGAGGTCGGGGAGGTCCATGGCTACCAGGTGGTCGCTCCGCGCGGGATCGAGTCGCCGTGGGTCTCGTCCCCGAGGTCCCGGTTGGCGTAGTCGTCGCAGCGGCCGGTCTGCTCGTTCCAGTGCCGGCAGGCGAACACATCGCGGACCTCGCTCCACTTCGGATCGCGCACCCAGGCATAGGCTGTCCAGCCGGCCCGGATGGCGCCTGGGCCGATCCAGTCGTGGCGGAGCGGACCTACCGTGATCTGGCGCTCGCCGTTCGTGAAGGCGATGTGGATCGGCTCGCCGTCGGGGGAGGATCCAAGGTCGCGTGACCAGTGCGCGGCAGCGCCCCCGCCGTGCGCCACGAAGCCGAGCCGCTCGATCCGCGCCGTCGCTTCCTCAGCGGTGAGTGGAATCAGCATGGCGAGGAGCAGCGGGGCGTCGTCGCCCATGGGGTTGTCGTCGCTCTTGTTGAAGGACTCGCCGGCGCGAAGCCGGTCGAGCGTCAACTCGCCGAGCGTGAAGACGGCAAAGCACTGCCCGGTGCAGCGGCCCCGCATCAGCCCTCCACGAGATGGTCTGGCGACAACTCGACGCAAGAGAGTTGCGCACAGAGATCCGCATGCTGGTCGAAGACCGCCTGCATCTCAACGGCGATCTCTTGCTGGTAGCGGCCGAGCTTGGAGTTGAACTGGTCGGCGGCGATCCGGCTCGGACTGGCACCGTAGATCAGCGGCTCGGCGAGGATGCCGTAGTAGCGATAGAGGGATCGGCCCGCGCGCCAGTTACGGTGGCGCCAGACGGCGCGGCTGAGGGCGCGGAGTCTCACCGGCCGCCACCGAGCAACCGCTTCGCCGCCGCCAAGTGCCGGCCGATCTGCTGGCTCGCCAGCTTCGGGCTGATCTGGCCGGCGTCGAGCGCGGTCAGGAGGGTCTGGGCCGCAGCGATCTCGGCGTGGACTGCGGCGTGGGACTGCTCGCCGCGCGGCTCGAGCGGGCGCCGTGCGCGACCGAGGACGTGGCGCCGGTCCTCGGCTTCGCGCGCCGAGATGGAAGGATGCTGCTGGACGTCGGCCTTTCCCCGCCGGCCGGCGCTGTCGGGTCCATAGGCGTCGAGAGCCATGGGCTACTCCGCCGCCCTCTTCGGCGGGCAGATGCAGGAGTCGCCGAGCGCATCGCCGATCGCCTCCGTCAACTCGCGGAGGGCGCGCAGGAGATAGTCCTCCTCTGGCGTCGGGTCGAGGAACCGGATGCGCGGGTCCTCGGCCTGGCGCGCGGCGATCGCCCGGGCGTCAGCGAGGCGGTCAAGATCAACAGAGACCCGCGGATGGCTCATCCATTTCGCAAACGCTTCCCGCTCGCCCGGCGCCGTCGGATCGTAGGCGGCTTCGCCCTCCACCGCCGCCACGACCTCCTCCTCAGTGCCGCGCACCACCAGCGGCTCGTCGAGCATGGCGAGGTAGACGTTGCAGTACTCGACCTCATCGCTAGCTGGCGCGCCCAAGCCCTCGATCGACAGTACCTTTGTCCGGTCGATGGCGATCGGCTGGTCCCGGGCGTTGCGGAGCTGGACGAAGACGGGGGCCGGCGGGGTGGCCTTGCGGTTGGCGGCCAGATCGAGCACCGCCTGGCAGGTATCGCGGACCTCCTCCATCAGCTTCTCGTACCGCTTGAGATCTTCTTCGCCCGCGGCCTCGGCCATCTCGCGCAAGGCGTCCTGGCGATGCCGCTCCCCGAGAGCTTCAAGATCTTCAACCTCCCTCGTTCCTGTCATGGCTGGTCCCTTTCTCGGCCGATCACCTCGGCCGCCTTCTTCCTGACCTGGTGCAGCTCGTCCTGGGTGATGAGGCCGAGCCAACGGTCTGCCTCAGCCACGCGGAGCTGAAGCCGGGCCTGATTCGCGGTCGGCATCGGGTAGCGGCCGTGCCGGTAGTTCTCGGCCGCGGTGGTCGGCGCTGGCGGGAGCCGGTCGCGATCGGCCTGCTTCATGCCGGCGCTTCCTCTGGCCTCAAGACGCCGATGACGGTCTCGGTCGCCTGGTCCCGAGGCATCGCCCTGATCGCCGCCTGCTGCTCCGCGGTGAAGACGATGCCGGGCCGGAAGAGAGCCGGGCACTCCCGCCGCAGGTAGGCCATGAGCATCGCCCGGGCCGCCTTCTCGGCCATCGTCAAGGTCGCCACCGCAGCGCGTCCGCCAGGTGGTGCCGGAGCGCGTACATCCTGGTCTGGTCGTCGCGCCGCCAGTTGTAGCGGGTGACGGCGATGTGGAAGTAGAGCATGTCGAGGAAGAAGGCGCAGGCGGCAATCGCGGTCCAGTGGGAGTTCCAGAAGCGCTCAGTCCTGGTCACGCAGCTTCCTCCTCAGCCGCCACGAGGCGCTCGGAGCAGTTGCACGATGGATGTGCTGGCGGACCTTCGCCAGCATCCTCATCCTCGTACTCGCCATCGATCGCCCTGGTCAGCCCGTCGAGATCGGCGCAGATGGCGGAACACGCCGTCGGACTGGCCACCCATTCCACCTCATATGCCTCGCCGTCCAGCTTACCTTGATCCACGGCGTCATTCCAGACGTCATTCTGTCCCGCGTTCCCGGCCCGGCTCGCCTCGGTCCTGGCGATCATCTCCCCGCGGTAGTCGAGCATCTCCTGGTAGCGCTGGTCGATGGCGTCCTGCATCGCCGCATCCGACATGTCCGCCCGGTCGGTCTGCGCTAGGGCGTCGATGTAGTTGTCGAGCGCCACGGCCTGCCGCTCGTTCAGGCCGATGAAGCCAGCCATGGTCTGCGCGTCGAGCACGCGGGAGATGTCCCGGCCGACGTCGTAGACGTCCTGGCCCCCGCGCTCCATCGCGGAGGAGAGCAGCTCGCGGATGCCGGCCTTCGTCTCGCCGGTCAGCGCCTGCGCCAGGTCGGCACCATGCTCGGTCAGCCAGTCGGCGGCCTCGGAGCGGATCAGGCTGTGGTCGAGCTCCACGGCGACGTGGGCCGGGAGCGTGCCGAGCGCCAGGTCGACGCCGGCGTTGTAGGGCGCCGCCAGCGGACCGGGCTTCTCTCCCGAGGCGGCGATCCCGGCGATCGCTGACTGCAGGTCGTCGAACGGGATGGCGTCGAGCGCCTCGTCGAGGTCCCCGGAGGCCAGGGCGCGCTTCAGCTGCCGGAGATCCACGCCGTCGATGGCGTCGGCGATCGCCGAGAGGAAGGCGTCTTTCAGCCCGGGAGCCGCCTTGTCGATCGCCTCCCCCAGAGCGTCGAGCAGCTCCTGGCGGCTGATCTCCTGGATGGCGCCGGCGTAGCCCTCGGAGGTCTCCTCGGTGGCGACGGAGGAGCCGGAGACGACGGAGGGGTCAGGCACGTCGCTCCCGCATCGCGCGAGCCACAGCGCGCGCCGCCGCTGCCCACTTCATGCGGCAGGTCAGGCACTGGCAGAACAACGAATGGCCGAACACGATCGGCCGCAGCGGAGGCTCCGGCGTTGGCCCACTCTCGGCAGTCCGGCAAGGGAACCCGTTGATGGTCTGCTCAGCCATGGACCGCGAGTTCCGGCATCGGCTCGCTGAGCATCCCGACCATGCCCCACGGCCGCGCCAGGCGGTTCGCTCGATGCTGGTACCGCCAGCGCTCGCGGGGCGTCATCTCGGACAGCGAGCGAGGCACATGGACGAAGTAGATGGGCCGCCCTCGCCGATAGGGCGAATCCTCGATCGCCAGTACCATATCGGCGAGAGTGGCGAGGAGGTCGTCAGCCATCCGATGCCTCGCGCGCTCGAATGCGAATGCTGCGCAGGGCCGCCAGGACCTCCTGCAACAGCGGCAGCCACGGAACGCCGGGCTTCGCGAAGTCGGCGGCGAACTGCCTGGCTACATCCGGCGCAACCAGGATCGTAATGGCGCCCGGCGGAAGGCGGTCGTCAACGATCACCGGGAAGCCGGCGATAGTGTACGCGACGGGGGCCGCGGCCGGTGTCGGTACCAACATCGACGGCAAGGGTAACTCAGCCGGCATGGTGCCCCTGGCGCAGCGCGCCGACGATCTCCGCTTCCAGGTTCGACCGCGCCCACCGCAGCACTCCAAGCGCCGCGGCCCAGGTGCGCGGCACGGCATCCGCGGCCCGCTTGCCCTCCCCGTAGCGCTCGTACGCCCGGCGCAGGATCTCCCGGCAGTCGTAGCGCGATACCCCGAACATCTCCCCGCAGCGCTCGAGGACGCAGATCGGGCAGCCGACGCCGTGGCTGCACTCGACGTAAGCCAGGCGCAGGAGGACCGCGGCGATAGCGACCTCGACGGTGGCCAGCTTGGCGGCGAGCGGGTTGTCGGCGTACCGCTGGCGCAGTTCGGTCGGCGCTGCCGCGGTGGCAAGTTGGGCGCCTTCAGTCGGACCGGCGCCAATGCGATTCGACGACGGCACGCCCCATGGCGTCAGTCGGCCCACGGCATCAGGGTCCGACGATGCCGAGCGCGTGCCGCTCGAAGATCAGCAGCAGCACCAGGATGATGAAGATGATCCATCCGATCGCGGCGCGCACGGTCAGGGCGCCCTCGGTCGGGCAGTGGGCCATGAAGAAGAATGCGAGGAGGAGGATGCAGAGGTACAACATCGCGCAGTTCCTTTCTCGGGTCAGGGTCCGCCGACGCCGGCGGGGAAGGTCATGTCGGTGCCGTCGTCCATGCGGGCCTTGAGCAGGCGCCCCTCTGGCGACACCTCGGTCACGCGACCTCGCCGCGGGCCGGCCGTGCCGCCGGTCACCTCGAGCGGATCGCCCGGAAGCCAGCCGGGTCCGGCAGCGCCGTGCGCGGCTTCGGGTGGCGCCGTGCGCATCCGGCGCCGCGCCCGCTTCGCCGCCTTCCCGCCCCGGGCCTTGTCGGTCCGGCGCACCGCTCCGTCCTTGCCGACCACGTACTGCGCGCCGCTCTGAGACCGGAACCGCTGGCCGGACGTCCGCGGAACCTTGGCGATCGCCGCCTCGATCTCGATCGGGACGGAGCCGTCGCGGCGTGGCCTCTCGGCGCTCGGTGCGGCTCGGTGGCTCACGGCGACGAAGGCGGGGGCGGCCTTGCGGAGCCGGTCGCGGGCCTCGGCTGGCGTCTCGCGGCGTGGCCTGGGGATGTACTTCTCCGGCGCTAGGCCCAGCATCTCCATGACCCGCTCGTCCGCTTGCCGGCGGTCCAGCTCGATGCGGCCCAGCGCCCTCTCGCTGGCGCGGAGCTGGGCCTGGCCGAGGCGCTCGGAGCGCTTCAATTCTGCTGCTCCTCGGGTCGCCATTCCAGCCGCCCATTACCGATATCGTAGGGCCGGGTGTACATCTACTCCACCCTCTCCGGCTAGATCCGCCCACCCGCCGCCCCGCTGGCCTTGTGCCAGCCCTGCCCGCGCTGCTTCTTGACCACCAGCCGCCGCTGGCCGCCCCTGCCGGTCTGCCACTCGTACCGCTGCCGCTCCACCATCTCTCCCGCGCCCTCGGGCAGCCGGTCCGCGATCCGCTTCCGCCGCAGGCCGTGCAGCTCGCGAAGCGCCTTGGCGGTGGCGGCCGCGAGCGCTCCAACATCGCCGCCGGCGGCGTCCGCCTGCGGATCCGGCACCGCTCTCGGGTCGCCGGGCGGCGGCTTGATTCCTGGCCCCGCTGCGAACGGCTCCAACCCGCCGCGGCGCCCGACCGTCGCGGCCCCGGACAGGTCGCGCTTGAGCGGCACCAGCGAGCCGAGGATGAAGGCCACGTCGCCGCCCTCCTGGTTCGAGACCGGGAGATCGAGCAGCGTCAGGGCGTCGTTCAGCGGCACGCCGCTCTGGACCGCGTCCTTGAGCGCCGTCAGCTTCTTGCCGATGTCGTCGCGCAGCGCGATGATCCCCGAGGTGTCGTAGGTGATGTAGCGGGTGCGCTGCTCCTCGCGGCCGATCAGCGAGAGATTGAGCGCCTCCCGGATGATGTCGATCAGCGGCATCACGGCGAAGTGGTACATCGCCCGGTGGGCCAGCTCGCTGTTTGCGTACGTCTTCCCGGCGCGGTCGAACATCGCCGGATCGATGTGGAGGACCATGGCGAACTCGTCGCGCAGGACACCGCGAGAGTCGATCCAATCCATCTCGCTGGGTTTCATGCCGAGCGCTTCCCACTTGACGTCGCCCCCGGTGACGAACGGCAGGCCACGCTTGTCCGGCCCGACGTAGGCGTCGTAGATCTCCGAGCGCCAGGCCTCGAGGCCCTCCTCGCCCTGCATGAAGTCCTTCGCCGAGAACATGCCCGCCGGCACGCCCAGGTTCTTGGCGATCGCCCGCTGGGCGTCGACCATGGCGTTGTCGGCATCGATCCCGCGCGCCAAGACCTTCAAGGGGGCCGCCCCCCAATACGGGTTGATCGGATCCTCCATCATCGAATGGATCAGATCCTCCGCCCGCCACACCCGCCGGTTCGCGCCGTCCCAGTAGAGGTAGCCCAGGATCCATTCGGTGGGGTGCGGGATCGGCTGGACGAAGACCGGCGACTCCGGCCACAGCTCGAGGACCTTGCCGCGGTCCCGGCCGCGGGCGTCAGGGTCGGGGTTCTCGAAATACTTGCCCCAGAGCCCGTTGCCGCCGCAGAGCATGTGGAGGACCTTGCGGTAGACGATGCGCCCCCGGCTCATCTTTGGGTTCGGCCGCTCGAGCAGGTTCTCGAGGTCGGAGTCCTCGACCGGCTCCCAGCCGCCGTCATCGGCCAGCTTCTGCTCGATCCAGGGGATGCCGGAGGCCAGCGTGGCGATGCGCGAGGCGCCGGCGTAGAAGACGCTCGAGGCGTAGTAGCCCTCCCGGACGCCCTTCTCCGTGTTCCATTCGGGGTAGATCGGGATCCCCGGCCAGAACGGGTAGGAGACGTGCCGGGGGTCGTAGGGCGCCACGACCGGCTGCGGCCAGGAGTAGGCATCGACGCCGCTGTACAGCGACACCAGGCCGCCGGCGTTGGCGCTGGCCGGGTAGGAGCCGGAGGCCGGCGGGAGCATGAGTTGGGAGCCGGCCATCAGACGACCTCGAGCACCGTGGCTGGCCGGGGCGGCAGAAGCTGCGAGAAGGAAGCGGGCGGAACCATCTTGGCCGTCGAGCGGAGGGAGCGCGAGTTGCCGCGAGGGCGGCAGGCCGACGAGTCGGGGTGATGGCGCTCTCCACTAGACGGCGCCATCGGGACCGCCCATGAGGAAGAGATGCTGGAAACGTGGCGTGGCTGGCCGGGGAGTTGGCCGGAGGCGCTGCATCGGGCCGCTGATAACTACGTGGGCTGCCCTGGCGAGCGCCGCGAGCGTGGCCGAGTCAAGTGGGGCAGGGTGCAGGGTCAGCGTCGCACGCTCGACCTTGACCTCCGGGAGGCTTTCCAGCCGGCGCACCTCCTCCACGGGGAGGTAGCCAGCAGGTGACGGGCCGGCAGCGCCGCAGTCGTTCCTGCGGAGCAGCGTGATCCATCGCAACAGGGCCGCCGCGTGGCGCCAGCTCTCCTGGTAGCGGGGGTCGTTCAGGTCGCCGGGGCGCTCGTAGGCGTGCTTGCGGCACGCCCGGCGGACCTCATCCAGGTAGGCGTTCGCCGCGGCCGGCATTTCCTGCGCCGCCGCGTCGTCCATGCCGCGCACGAGGAGGCGCGCTAGCTGGTGGAAGCGCGCCGCCTTCGGCATCTTGGCGCCGTAGCCCTCGGCGATCACCTCCCAGGGCGGCCGGTTGATCCCGAGGACGGAGCGCTGCCGATCGAGCATGAGGTTGCAGGCCCGGCAGCACCACTCGCCAGCGCCCCAGGGCCAGCAGCGGTATCCCCGCGCCTCTTCGCCACCGCAGGAGGCGCAGTAGGTCGCCTGGTCAAGGTCGGGGCGTATCGGGTGCAGCGAGGCGTTGAACAGGCGCCAGATCGCTCCGCCCGGCAGCTCGACATAGAGGTCGCCGCCGGGGGTGACGTAGCGGTTGGGGCTGTCAGGCGAAGGCAACCGGCACCTCGATCTCGTTGCCGTCGTAGAGCAGGCGCACCACGCGCATCGGGGCGCCGTAGATGTGCCAGCACCCGGCCTGAAAGCCGAAGAGGTACGGGACCATGATCTGTCGCTTGAGAGGGAGCTTGCGGAAGTCGACCACCGGCGCGCGATAGGGCGGTCCCGCGCTGCCGGTCAGGGTCCTTTCGTGGGCGGCGAGCACCGCGGCCAGGCTGGTCATCCGGCGTCCACCGCGGCCGACTCGGCCGGTTCGGACCGCTCCGGCTCCGGGTCCGCGGAAGAGGCGGTTGGCGCCCACGAAGTGGGTGGCAAGCCCTCACGCCGTGTCGGCTGGCGGGTCATCGCGTCGGGAATCATAGCACCGTCGCCGCGCCGAGGTCGGACTCGAAGCCCTCCTCCTCGGCGGCCAGGGCTTCCAGGGCCACAGACCGGAGCGGGAACTCGCGGGAGAGGAGGACTAGCAGCAGCGGGTCCCGCCTGCCGGTCGGCGCCAGGTTGTCGAGCGCCCGGAGCCGGTCGACCATGGCGGCATCCCAGGGGACGACCAGGAGGAAACCGCGGCGGCGCTTCATCTACCCATGGGATGGAAGCGCGGGAAGCGGCGGGACGGGCTTCCGTTCGCTGGCGAGCTTCCAGGCCTCCTGCTGCTCACCGGCAAGCCAGTCAGGGCGCCCGGCCTGCCTTACCGCTTCCGCCGCCGTGCGATAGCGCCCTGCCTCCAATGCCGCATACTGCTCGCGCTCGCCGGCCCTGCGTTCCAGCAGTTGCGCCTGAAGCTCGGCCACTTCGGCAAGGGAGGGACCTGGCGGTGGGTTTTGGAAACCGCCGATGGTTCCGTCTGGCCGGTGCACCTCGACGGTCAGCGGTGTCGTCGTGCTTGCCGGCACCCACGCGCCCGGACCTCGATGCAGAAAGTGCATCGCCAGGGCGTCGGCCGCCATTGCGTCCTTCGCTCTGGCGTAAAGCTCTCCGTTGATGCGGACCTCGTACGGAAGATCGTCCTTGTCCATCTGCCTCCCCCTCTTGTTCCTGAAGATCCTCACCGCCGCCCCGTCTTCGGCCGGCCCCCGGTGAGCGCCAGCACCTCCTCTGGCGATATCGGCTCGCCCGACAGCTCCGCCGCCGCCCGGGCCTTCTGCTGCGCCAGCTCTGCCACCCGGGCACGCTCCTTGTCCTCGGCCTTGACCGCGCCGGCGACGCCCGCCCCGGCCTGCCGCGCCCGCGCCGCCTGGACCGCATCGCCCATCCATTTCACCGATGCCCAGCCCCGCCACAGCACGATCGCGTGCGGCCGGTAGCCCGCCAGCCCGAGGAGCAGCAAGCCCCCCGAGAGCGGCCACAGCCAGGTCGCCCGAAAGGCCCAGGCAAGCCCCCAGGTCGCCAGCCCCCAGCCGGCCAGGAAGGCGGCCAGGGTGAGGGTGGCGGCACGGCTGCCAGTGGCGAGGAGGCGGGGGAAGGGCATCAGATCGGCATGCGGTGGCCGGCCGCGCGCGCGTGGTCCAGACTGCGGATATGCCCAGCCGTCTCGCTCTCCGAAAGCCTGTCATTGGCGTCCGCCAGCGCTTCGAGGTGGGCGGCGTGGCCGCTCAGGCTTCGCGCCAAGCACCGCGCATCGCGGTAGTCGTCGCCCGAGGCGCGCCCCTCCCCGAGGATTGACTCGAAGCGGCCAAGGATCGCATCGAGTTCCCGCTCGGCTCTTGCCGCAGCCGCGATCATGGCTCGCCTCGTCGCCGGCGTCGCCCGCGCCTCGGCCGCCGCGATCTCTCGCTCCACCGAGTCCATGGGAGCCTGCTCCGGTGCGGCGGCGTCCGCCGTGGTCCTCCACAGCTCGGCGACGTTTCCCCAGGCAATCAGCCTGGTGCCGCCAACGATCACGCCGAGAAACGCGCCGTGCATGTCGGAGAGGATGCGGCACTCACCCTCCACGAGCCTGCCGGCTCTCGTGTGTACCTCGCCGGCAAAGGGCTCCCGCCAGTCGTCCGTCATCTGCCTACCCTCCCTGCGCCGCTCTCGGCGCTGCTCGGCCGAAGCTGTAGTGCCTCGACGCCTTGGGGCTCAGCCCGGCAAGCTCGAACATCAGCCACGTAGCAGCATCTAAACGATTGGGGCTCGCCTCGCCGCGCTTGCCGGTGTACGACAGCATCTCATCTTCCAGCTTTCGGAGATGGTCGTAGGTGTAGAGCCGCTTCTTCGGGTCCCACTTCGCGACGTGGTGGACGCGCCCCTGCTCGTAGAGGGCAGACACCGGCTCGGCCCGCGCCATCTTGTTGACCGCGGCGTGGACCTTGCGGACGGGGAGGTTGATGTTCGCGCCGCGGAGCGTCGACTCCACCAGGTCGCCGCCGTTGTTCACCTCGGCCACCAGGCGGTCGCCAGCGATCTCCGCCATCAGCGCCGCGGCCGAGCTCGCCCAGGCCTCGGCCGGCATCACGCCGGACCAGTCGTCGGTGATGTAGAAGTGGGGCGGCGCCGGCTTGGCGGGAGGGGCCACGGCCCGCGCCAGACCTCGCTTGCCGGCCACGATGCCGCACTCGTCCGACGCCGACGTCGCCGTCACCGACGGGTCCAGCCCAACCACCACCCGGTCGATCTCCTCCTCCCACCACTCGCCGTCCTCGCCCGCCGGCGCCTTCACCCGGTGAGCCGGCACTCGCTCGACTCGGTGGTCGTTGATCATGCCCCAGGTCCAGAGAGCGCCCGGCACGTCCTCGAGGATCTCGGCGGCCAACTCCTGGCGCCCCAGGCGCGTGCCTTCCATCGGTGCCACGACCTCCTCGATAAACTCGGCCGCCAGGTTGGCCTCGTTCTCCCTGGTATGGCCGCGGGTCACGATCGTGCTGGCCTTGGCCATCAACTCGCGAAGCAGCTTGATCGGCTTCGGGGTGGTGGTGATGAGGATCTGCGGCTGGCCCTTGCGGCACATCAGGAGCAGGTTCGACCAGACCTCTTCGAGGCGCTTGTAGGCGGCGAGCTCGTCCGCCCAGAAGCCGTCGAGGTTGGGGCCGCGGAAGCGGTCCGGTTCGTCGGCGGAGAACAGGTGGGCCTTCGCCCCGTTGTCCCAGGTGATCGTTCGCTTTGTGGGCTCGTAGCGGGGTCGGAAGGCCGGGTCCGAGCAGGCAAGGATGCCGGTCGGTCCCTCGACCACGACGCCGCGGAGGTCACCCGCCGTCGGAGCCGACACCCCGAAGCGCTTCCACTCTCCCGCCTCCACCTTGTCGAGGACGGCGTTTGACCCGACTTTCGTCTTTCCCCAGCCGCGCCCGGCCAGCCACATGAGGATGAAGAACCCGCACGCCGGCAGGAACTGCCCGTTGCTCCGCTCGTCCCGGTCGAGCGTCGGGTTCCGCGGTCGTCCGGCCCCCTCCTGGCCCACCGCATGCCAGCGCTTCCGCCTCTCGGTGTCGAGAGGAGCGTTCCTGAGCATGAAGAGGCGCCAGAACTCCTGGCGGAGGGGGATGGGGGAGAGGGCGGGCATGGAACCAGCTAGCCGTGATCGATGGCGACCACGAAGCGGCGAGGGTCGAGCCCGCGGCACCGATTCGAGAGGGTGGCGAACTCGGGCGGCCAAGACCGCACCTCGTCCCTGTCCACGAACCAGTCGGTCACCTCGCGCGTGGTCGCCATCAGTTAGCTACCTCCCCCGGCGTCATCACCGGCGCCATCCGCTTCACGTCCACCAAGAACCTGGAATGCGCCTTGCGCTCCTCTGCCTCCGCGACCTCGGGTGCCAGCATCGCCGCCAACGCCGCCGACTTCGCGGCCTCGAAGCCGGCCCTGTAGATCCCTGCCTCCACGCTGCCGGGAGGATAGGGCAGCTCGAGCGGGCAGAGCAGCGCCTCCACGGCCGCCTTCGCCTGCGCCAGCAGCGCTTTGATCGCCGCGGCCTGCTGGTGGAGAGTCTCCTGCACCATATCGGCATACCGGACCACCAGCATCTGCAGCTCCTCGAGCGTCAGCACCGCCCGGGCCCGGACTGCGATCTTGGTCTCGGTGTCGACCAGGCGGCGGGACGTTTCGATCGTTCGCCGGGCCTCTCCTTCTGCCTGGATCGCGGCCTGCCGGCGCTGCTCGGCGGTCGCCCCGGCCTCGAGCGCCGCCTCGAGCCGGGCGAGGATGCGGACCGCGGCATCGGGGTCGCCAGCGACAGCTTGGAGCTCGTCCAGGATCTCCCGGGCCTCGAGCAGCGCGGCGCCGATCGCGGCCACGGCCGCCCCGGAGCCAGTGCGCTTCATCTGCTCCGAGAGCAGGAGGGCGGCGAGCGCCTTCTCTTCGACCAGCTGCGCGGCCTGGGGGTCGGCGAGCAGGCGCTGGTGGGCCTCCCGCAGCTCTTCCGGGATGGCGAGGGCATACTTGCTGTACGCACCCGTCTTGTAGTTGCCGTTCGCCGGCCCGACCGGGTTTCGACCGCCGTGGCGCCAACAGCGGTCCCTGCCGGGCTCGCAGGGCTTCTTGCATGGCGTCCCGCCTGGGATGCCGCGGCGGGCGTGACCTTTGATGGGGAAGTTGCAGCGGGGGCGCCCCCCTAATTTCAGAGCGCGGTCCTGCGGTTCGGAGCCTGGATCTGCCATCCGGTCACCGGCTGCGGAGGCGCCCTACGACCATTGGCGCTCGAACTCTTGCCGTCCGGGGTGGCCGGCGGCGCTATCGGCTGCGCAGTCCCTGTACCCGGCCTCGTGGGACTCATACCAAGTGCCGAGAATGCCGTAGCGGAAGCCATTCTCGCCGGCGAAGCTCAGGAAAGTATCCACCACCGCTCCTGGCGTTCGCTCGACCATGGTCACCGCGCTCATCGCCCGAATCCAGCGCGCGGCGGCCCGATCGAGATGCCCTGCTCGAGATCCCGCAGCCGCACGAACGCCGGCGCGCCGTTCTCGCCACTGGCCCACAGCCAGGCCAGCGATTCGTACTCGGTCAGCCAGGGCTCATTCTGTGGGTAGAAGTTACTGCACTCGACGATCTTGCTCTGGATCACCGGCGGCGGATGGCCCGCCGCGAGGCACCGCCGGACCGTGTTGCCCCGGCTGTCGCGCTGCGTCCAGCAGGACTTGCAGGAGGCGCAGAGCGGCAGGGAGAGGTCCTTCGGAGTGGCCTTGTCGATGCGGATGGCGGGTGGCATGGGCTGGACTGCTTGCCGGGTGGCTCCTTGCCCACGTGGGGCGGCTCCACGCTACCGAGGTGGCCTGCCGGAGCCCGGCGGCTCCGTGGGGTTCCGGGTGGCTCACCCGGCCGTCGTTGCCGAGGCGACGGGGACGTTCAAAGGCGGGGCGGCGACCCGCGCGAGCCGCCGCCCCTTCGCGCGTTGGCTCAGGCTCCCGGCGCGGGAGCGGGGGCAGCGGGAGCGGCGGGAACCGCGGTCGGCGCGGCCGCCGTCAGGTTCAGCCCAGTCGCCGGCTCGGAGACGTCGTAGTCCTGGCTCGCATCCAACTCGGCGCCCACCGTGTTGGTCGCCTTGACGTTGACGGTCGCCTTGCCGGGCGCCACCGCGACGGCCACGCAGGAGAGGCCGTCCGCGGCCGGCGTGACGGTCAGGATGTTGGTGTCGGAGCTGGACCATGCGATGCCGGTCACCGGCTCCGGCTCGCCCTTCGCGCCCAGCGGGTTGATGGCCAGGGCGTCTTCCTGGCCGACGCTCATCGGGATCGACATGTCTTTCGCTCTCCTCAGATTCAAGATGGTTGCGCCGGTACTGGCGCCTCCGGGCGGTCGCGCCGCCAGGGCCTCGAGATCCTCCTGGAGCTCTTCCAGGGCGAGCCACAGAACCGTCGCGCTACCTTCCCGTCCAGGGATGGCGAAGTGCGCGGCGGCCTCGTGGAGATGGCGGTGCATTGTCGGCAACGATCATCGCGCAGTCGTTGCGGCGGCGTCAAGGGCTGAACGGAAGCCGAGCCTGTCTACCTCTGCACCGTCGCCGTGCAGTACTGCAGGGTCGCGGTGCAGACCCCCCCTCCTTCACACCCGCCTCTCCCTCACCGTCAATCCCCTGCGTTCCGCCACTCGGTGCGGGTGCGCTCCCACCGGCAGGTCCGCCCCGTTGTACTCCCAGGCGGCCAGCACCTCGCGGCGCCGGGAGCCGGTCAGGAAGCGGGGGTGCCAGTCGAGCGCCTCCCGCTCTTCCATCTCGTGGTGCGGCCGTAGGGCCGCGATCAGCATCAGCTTGGTCGGGATGGGTATCATCACACCCCTTTGGCGAGCGGCCGCTGCGGGAGAGACTGCCACCGGGCCGCGTGCTGGACCGGCTGGCCGCTGGTGGGCGCGGTCAGCTGGATCGGGATCTTGCCGGCCTGCTGGCCGCCCACCAGGCAGGGATGGCCGCGGGTGGCTCCGCAGTGCGGGCAGGGGACGGAGAGGGCGGCGGCGGGGTCGGTCATCGGTCCTGCCTGCACGAGTCGCACTCTCCGCACTGCGTACCGTCCTGGCGCGGCTCGTAGCAAGACCAGGTGTCGGCGATCACCACCTGAAGTGCGACCGCGAGCGCGCGGACTTCGGAGCGCAGCATACCAACGAGCGGCGCGCGGACGACAACGCCGCCGTCGAGCGCGAGGACGACCGAGAGAGCCGCCGCGAATTCCGGCCGGCAGTCAGGATAGCTCGCCTGGTCCGCGCCACTGGCGCCATACCAGACCTCCCGGGCTCCGATCTCCGGTGCCGAACTGGCCGCCAGCGCAATCAGGATCAGGTTCCGGCAGGGGATGACTCGCGGCCCGGAGGCGCCGACGCCATTCGCCAGGGCCGCCGCGGCCGGGAATGCGGCTCGCAGTTCGACTAGGCGGCTACCATTCCTGCCGCACCAGCGCTGGGCAGCTTCGCGCTCCTGTTCCACCGCCGGCTGGCCGTAGTCCACAAACGCCGCGGCGGCCAGGCGACCGGCTCGCGCCGCGATCGTCGCCAGCACTGTCGAGTCCAGGCCACCGGAGAACAGGACCGCCACGTCCTTCATGGTGCGCCTCGGTAGTTGATGACCTTCTGGTGGCGGGCACCGTCGAGCAATCCGATCGTGCTGGCGAACCGCGTCACGCTGGTGCCGTCGAAGGAGTCAGCCCCGGCGAGTTGGCACAGCCAGATGCGCCGAGCCGTGTTCACGCGCCCGACGTGGAGATGGCAGCCGCGTTTCCGCGCCAGGTCGCCCCAGGCCGGAAGCGTGCGCTCCTTCCATCCGGTGTCACCCCCGACGAAGATGCCGACGTTCGCCGAGAGGAGCGGCGCCACGTCCTGCGGCTCCATCCCGTTCTGCACCGGGACGAGCCGCCTGCCTCCGAAACGTTCGAGGCGCGGCAGCCACGACTCGGACAGCCGCAGCGAAGTGAGGCCGCCGCATACGATGTCGGGCGCCACCACGAAATCCGCCCCGGCACCGAGCAGGTCGAGCGCTCGCGAGAAGGCTCCGGCGTCGAACGGTTCGCCGCGCTGGAAGGCGGTCCAGGCCCCGTTGTCGAGGGCGTACCTCGCGAAGCCCTCCGTTCGTAGCGCACCGGTCGCCGACACCATCAGGCCCCAGCCGCACTCGCGGAGCACCGCGAGATTCCTGGCTGTGCCGGTGCGGGAGGCGTAGGGCATGAGCGCCACCTACTCGCCCCCTTCCGGCGGCGGCAGCTTCATCTTCCCGAGCAGCCGCCCGGCCTTGGCGAACGCCACCCGCAGCCGATCGAGGTCCTCGGCCTGGTCGGCTTCGTAGGCTTCCCGGAGGAGCAGCAGCCCGTCCACCGCGACGGCTACGATCTCGTCCGGGGAGGGGAGGGGAGGTTCGAGGCCGAGCAGCTCGGCCAGAGCGGTCACAGCGCCGGCGGCGTCTCGCCAAGCAGGGATGCGCTCGTGGGCAGCGGCTAGAATCTCCCCGACCGGGCAACCGCTCCACTGCGCACCCTTGACACTCAGGAGCGCGCCGATCTGGTACACGATGTCGCCGGAGAGCTTCCCCGCGATCTGCGCTTTCTCCATCTCCTCGCGCGATTCCTCCCAGGCCCATCGGGCGACATCGCGGGCCTCTGCGCCGACCCGCTTTGCATCCTCGCCAGCGCTCGTGACCCACCACTCATCGAAGGTCATCGGACGCCCCACCCGAGACCCTTGACCGCCCGCACGCTCGGCGCCAAGGCCAGGTAGTAGTGGTCATCCGCCGGGCGCCCTGTCGCTTCTTGGTAGAACTCGTACGCCGCCCGGGCGAAGCAGAACGAGCAGCATCCAGGCTCGGCCCAGCCACAGACCAACTGCTCGGAGTGGCTCCCGTCGAGCGTGGTCACCTCGACGACGCAGGCACGATCCTGGGTGCAGCCGCAGCAGTAACACGCCGGCCGCGTGCAGACCGGGCAGCGGAAGCCGTTGTCGGCTGCGGAGCTCGCCTGGAGGACGGTGCCGCAGCCCTGGCAGGGGACAGGGAGCGGGTGGAAGGGGAGGGGAGCGGTCACCGCTGCGCCTCCACGGCGGCCTGGTCCTGAATGGCGACGAAGGAGACGGCGATGGCTTCGTCCTCGGTCAGCAGCCCCCGCTGAGCGTCATCGAAGATGTCCGAGAACCGCTGCGCCAGTTCCGCCCGCAACGCCGGCTGCGGCCCGCGGCGCTCGACGGCCAGCTGCCAGCCGCGGCAGGGTTCGCCCTCGCGCTGCGCCTCGTGGCAGCAGAACGTCTCGCCGGACAGGACGCAGAGCATGGCCACCAGGCGCGTGTCCTCGGAGAGCGAGGCCGGCGTCCCGCGGCGGAAGGCGCAGGTGGCGCAGCGCTCCGTAGTGCTGGCTCCCGGCGACGCCGGCTGGTCAGGCATGCGCTCTCTCCCGCTCGACCGCGACGTCGAGCCAGCCGACGTCCGGGTCCTGCCGTAGCCGCTTCTCCCAAGCTCGGTGCAGGCCGGGGTCCGCCGCGCAGGCTTGGAGGTAGGCCTGCTGCAAGACGGCGCCGAGTTGGCGCCAGGCGGCGATCTCCTCGCGTGTCGCCTCGACGAGACGACGGGTCGCCGCGGCGAGCGGGGATTCGAGGAGGGCGGTCACGGCGTCCGCTCCCATCGCTCGGTCGCCGCCTTGCGCGACTGCCGCGCCTTCGGCTGCCGGTGGGCCGGATACCGTGCTGCCGGGAGGCTGGCGTCCTGGGCGCCGGCGAGGAGGCGCTCGACCTCACGGAGGGCGGCGACGATCTTTGCTGAGCGGCCCGGCGCCGTCACGTGGAGGGCGTCCACCTCGTCAACCAGCTCCCGCAGTTTCGTGGTGTCCATCACGGCACCGTCACCCAATGTGGAATCTGCTTCCCCTCGGAGATCAGCACCAGCTTGACGCCGCCCTTCCAGCCGGAGATCTCCCGGAAGTGGCAGACCGCCAGATCCAGGAAGCCGAGGCCGACCGACTTCACCCGCTCGACATCCACCGAAGCTGAGAAGTGGGTGACCTCGGCGCCCTCGATCAGCTCCCGGGAGACGATCAGCCGGGTGCCGTCCTCGAAGTCGAAGACATGGCGGGGGTCCTTGCCTGGCGTCTCCCGCTCGCCGCGCTCGATCGCCGCGGCGTCGACCAGCTCGGCGACCGCGGCGGGGTAGCGGCCGGCGAGCAGCGTCGTCGGCTCGGGGCGGATCGGCAGCATCAGACCCTCTCCGCCCGCTGCTTCAACCGCAGGCCCTCGTACCGCCCGAGAATCTTGGGCGTGCAGGACCGGCGGCCCAACTCGATGTCGGAAATGTATGCCGGTGAGAAACCCACCAGGTCCGCGAAGTCGCGCAGGGACAGCTCGGCGCCTTCCCGCTGGCGCCTCAGCCAGGCCGGCCGGACGCGCTTGATCTTGCCGGCGCCGCAGCATCTGCCGCACTCCTCCTCGGTGAACTTGGGTTCGGCCATGGCGTGTACGCTAGCATATGCCGCGACGGCCGCGCAACCCATGTTGTTTCACCGGGAGGTTTCACGTGGAACGTCGGAGCCGGCCGTAGGCATCGCCGTCCGCCAGGCGTTCCGCCGCCTCCGCGGCTTGAAGTCCTCGCAGCACCCGGAGAGCAGCTGTGGACTGTCCCAGGGCTCGCCCTCCCCGAAGACCACCCACAGCTCGGCGTTGCAGCCAGGACAGCCCGACCAGCCCCAACCCCAGCGGACCTCGACGTGCCAGCCGCATCGCCGGCAGACCAGCAGCCAGTTGTCGCCGTCGAGCGATGGGCGGCCTTCGGGGCCGTCGTGGGCCGGGACGTCGAAGCCGGGGTGCCGGCGGGGGTGCATCGGAGGTGGTGGTCAGCGCGGGAGGATTTGAACCTCCGACCCCTCGCTCCCAGGGCGAGTGCTCCGGCCAAGCTGAGCTACGCGCTGACATTGCCCCTGCGCCGTCTTCCCCCGGCGCTTTGACGGGCGGGCCGCCCGGGCCATTTGTCTCACCAGAGTTGCCGACGGGCTATTACCCGCCAGACAAGCACCGCGAATCGAACGCGGCTCCCTTCGCTCCAGCCCTCGGCCAGCGAGACGGATACGAGCCGTCCCTACCTCGGCCCCGCGCGGCGGGACTCAGGAAGAGGCGGCTGGCGGGACCGGCAGGAATCGAACCTGCCCGCGGGGTTTTGGAGACCCTGCCGCCGGCCTTGGGTCATGCGATCCCGATGGTTGCGCGGGCCCGAGTCGAACGGGCGACCTGTAGGTTATGAGCCTACCGAGCTTCCACGGCTGCTCCACCGCGCAGGCTGAAGTCTACAGCATCCAGGGCTGCTCGGGGACCGCTGATGCTGCGACCGACGCCGGCGCCACGCCCTCGCGCTTCTCCGCCGCCCGCGCCTGCTCGACCGCCACGGCAAACGCCTCCGGGTGCTGGTCCTGCGCCAGGACGACGCCCGGCCGGCGCACCCACCGGCCCTTGACCTCGCCCGGCACGAGCCAGTGGTGGTACCACCGCGATGGTGCCATGTCGAAGTGGCGAAGGTCGGCGATGGTCACCCAGCCCCGGACCTCGAGGAGAGCCAGGAGCCGCAATGCCCGCACCTTCCATTCGGTGAGGCGGATCGGGGACGAGACGCCGGCGGGGACGGTCGGAACGACGGGGGGAAGCCAGGCCGGCTGCTCGAAGTGCTGCGGCGGCCAATGCTCGAGCAGGACCTCGAGGGCGGGCCAGACGATGCGCTCCGGCTCGCCGACGACGACATCGCCGCGGCGGGACTCCCAGCCGCTGCGGACCCGCGGCGCGATCACCCGGAAGCCGTAGCCCTCCGCGACGGTCTCGAGGTCCCCGTCATGCTCCGGCACCAACAGCCCGATGAACTGCGGGCCGAAGGTCCGCGGCGCCCAGCCCCTCAGCCCGGCGCGCTCGACCGCCTGCGCCACCAGGTGCAGGTTCGCCCGCAGCTTCGCCTCGATCCCGATCTGCACCTCGCCCTTGACGAGCAGGAGATCCCAGCCGCTCGTCTCCGGGTACGGAACCCAGCCCTGCTCACGGCAGGCGGCGGCGAAGCTCTGGCAGAGGAGGAACTCGGAGGCGAAGAGGGGGGAGCGCTTCATGGGCGCCGAGGCCCCTTGAACAGCTCCTGTTGGACGGCGGGCGCCCTGGCGCTCCATGTCGCCGCATGAACCGGACAGAGATCGTAGTCCTCCCCGATCACCGTCCGGCAGCACCAGCACAGCGGAAGATCGCACGTCTTCCCGCCGCCCACAGGCTGATCGCAAAGGAAGTCGGCCGAATGGCCGCACCGGCAGACCGGCTCCGGCTTGATCTTGCCGCAGATGAAAACCGGCCCCTCGAATCGCGGCATCAAGCGAGTCTCGGCCTCCGGGATCGGGATCTGCCCGGCGGCGCGGGTCACGTCCGCCAACGTCTCGACCGGCGCGGACGGGCAGGGGAAGTAGACGCAGGACATGGCGGGAATGGCCGGCCCGGTTTCAGGGCTGGAGTCGAACCAGCGGGCGCCCACTCCCGGGTCCCTTCCGGCACCGGCCGAAGGCGATTATATCCGATCCCCCCGCGCCCGATTTCGTGGGCCTTTCTGTCCCGCCTCGTGTCCATGCCATCCCTCGCTGCCGCATGCACTTGCGGCCGTTCTGTCCGCTTCCGTGTCCCGCCTGACGTCCAGGAACTCGGCGCACGCCAGCGCCTGGTCCGCGCACTGCCGGCAGTGGCAGAGGTGCTCGAGGACGCCGCGAGCTCGCCACCGCCAGGCGAGCCGCGGCCGGTGGCTGAGGTGGGCGATGAGCAGCGCGGGGGCCGGGTGCCAGCCGGGGTCCGGCGGATCGGAGCGACCGGCAAAGCGCGGGCCTCCGCGCCAGTATCGCCGGGCAAGACTGGCGCAGGCGGCGCGGATGAGGGAGTCGAGCTCGGGAGCGTCCATGCCAGGCAAAGACACCGCTGCTGGCGGATTGTTTAGACAGGGGGACTTGACGTTTGCGCAGCGCTGGTGTAACGTACCGACATGGCCACCAACCGCGACACCCATTCACACTTCTGCCCACACTGCTCGCAGCATGTACAGTGCCCGACGACCGAGCACGGCGGCCCGTGCCTCACCCCGCCGCATGTGGCGATGACCTGCAACCCGTGCGCGGAGCGGATGGTCTGGCCGGCGATCGCCGCCGCGGCCGCTCGCCGCCAGCCCGCAACCACCTGACCCAGCCCGAGAGGCCGGAGGGACCGACATGGACGCATATCGCTACGAGGTGAAGTACTTCGACGCCGAGCTGAGCAGGCAGGGGAGGGGCGGCGTGCGCGTCCGCTCCTTCACCAGCTACGATGCGGCGGCCACGTTTGCCGCCGCGAACAAGCTCTACGCCCAGCCCTGCACCGTGTTCGACCGGCAAGAGTTGGCGGCGGGCACCAGCTTCGAGGCCTCCTCGCCCTGCCAGCTCGGCGGCGACCTGGTGGCGCTGGCGCAGCGCTACGCCCCGGCGCTCCCGAAGGAGGTGCGCGCCATCCTGATGCTGGCGGCCCGGATCTACCAGGAGTCGGGCGAGCCCGACCTGTCGATCCGCTGCCAGGAGACGGCGGCCGGGATCAAGGAGGCGACTGCGCTGCCGAGGTCACGGCCGTTCGTCCCGAGCGCGGCCGCGGCGGAGCGCCGGCGCGTCGCCGATCCGTCCTATGTCCCGACGCTCGACGAGGCGCTCCGGCATCCCGACGCTTTCGTCGAGGGGATGATCGAGACCGCCGGCGAGGTGCGCCTCGGTGCCGGCCGCTGCCCGGCGAGCTTGCTGGCGCCGGTTACACCGCGCGGGAACCGCCGGTGATCCTCTACCACGGCGAGCGCCGCACCCCGAAGGAACTCGCGGCCATCCTGGTCAGGGAGAAGCTCGAGGAGCTACCGGCCGACTGGACGCCGGAGAACATCCCAGGCGAGCAGCCGACGCCGGGCGAGCGCCTGGCGGTCATCGAGCAGATCGCCAAGTACCGGGCGCGCTTCTACAAGATCCTGTCGGTCATGGACGGCGAGGAGCCGGCGGACCTCGGCGCCGCTGGTCAGGTGCTGCGCGACATCCTGGAGCCGCGGTCATGAGCGCCGCCTATCACTGCGACGCCTGCGGCAAGCTCGCCGAGCCCACGGATATCGTCTCCTTCGAGAATGTGGACACCTGGAAGAACGAGACGGATGGCGAGGCGTCCTGGAGCCGTATCGACATCTGCCGCGCCTGCTGGCCTCGCCCCTTCGGCGAGGTGCTCCAGGCGGCCTGCATCGGCTTCGACAAGAGGGCGCCGAGGAAGAAGGCGCGGTCATGACCGCCCTCCGCTGGATTGGCCTCGGCATCCTGGCCTACGGCTTCCTGTGCTTCGAGTTGGGAGTCTGGTGCGGCAGCCGCCGGTTCGAGGCTCAGACTCGGGAGTTGCGCGCGAAGGCTGCGCGGGTGGCACGGAGGCTGGCCCCACTTCTGCTCCTGTCCGTGTTGCCGGCGGCTGGCTGCGGTCCGATCGCTACGCCGCCAGATCGCGGCGCCGCAGCGGTCAGCGCCCTCGCTTACGTCCGCGACGACAGATCCAATCTCTGTTTCGCGGTGGTCACCAGCAACAGCTTCGGCGGCTGGATGATCACGTCGATCGCCGGCATTCCCTGCACCCCTGAAGTGATGCGGCTGGTCGGCCGCGGGAGCATCCAATGAGAAACGCAAGGAAGCAGCGCGAAGCGCGGCGAGCGCGGACGCGGCAGCAAAACGCGCAGCTCGAAGGTGACGGCGCCCTACGGGACACCATCGAGGCGCCCTCGCATGAGTCGCCGGACGAGCCCTACGATTTTGCCGCCGACGACCTGGCCTTCGACGCCGCCAGGGAGAGGAGCATGGGCCATGGCCGCTCCCGCGATTGAGACCATCCTGTCGCAGATCCGCAACCTCGAGCACGCCGCCTACCGCGCGGCGGCTGCGGCCTGCCAGACCGCCCGGCTCCACGTCGGGACCGCCGAGCGCCGATGGGAGAGGACCGAGCGCGAGCAGATCGAGCGCCGGGAGCTGGGCCTCCGCGCTGGCCAGATCGAGACCTTGCGCCGGAAACTCGCCCGGATCGAGGCGCGACTCCATGCAGCCGTCGCTCCCTGCGCCTCGTGTGGCGAGGACGCACCGGCCGGCGCCACCATCTGCCCCGAGTGCGGCGCCGATCCGGCCGCCAAGACAGCCGCCTGCTCCAACTGTGAGGGGACCGCCGAGTACGAGCGCCAGACCGGCAGGGCACCCTGGCTGACCGTGACGGAACCTTGCCGACACTGCACCGATGGCCAGGTCGAGGCTCCCTTCCTACTCGAACGGGTGCGGGCTCTCGGGGAGCCGTGGGCGATGGAAGCGGCGGGAGGGCCGCGATGAGGCTCGACCCCGAAGTCCGCGAGGTCCTCGACCACGGCGCCCTCTTCGTCGCCAACCATAGCGGCGGCAAGGACAGCCAGGCGATGCTCATCCGGCTGCTTGAAACGGTGCCGCGCGAGCAGCTCGTGGCCGTGCACGCCGCCCTTGGCGAGGTCGAGTGGCCCGGCGCTTTGGAGCACGCCGAGCGCCAGGCGCAGGATGCCGGGCTGCCGTTCCTGGTCGCTCGCGCCGGCATCTCGCTGCTCGAGATGGTCGAGCGCCGCTACAGCCGGCGGCCGGAGGTCCCGTCCTGGCCCTCCGCCTCGACGCGGCAGTGCACCTCCGATCTGAAGCGCGGGCCGATCGCGCGCGAGGTCCGCCGGTTCGCCAAGGCGCACGGCTTCTCGGTGCTGGTCAACTGCCTGGGCATCAGGGCGGCCGAGAGCCCCCGCCGCGCCGTCGCCGCAACCTGGTCGGCAAACGCCCGCGCGACGACGCATCGCCGGCAGTGGTTCGATTGGCTGCCGATCCACGCCATGAACACGGTGGAGGTCTTCGAGACGATCCGCGCGGCCGGCCAGCAGCCCCATCCCGCCTACGCCGGCGGCAACGAGCGGCTGTCATGCATTTTCTGCATCTTGGGCTCCGCCGCGGACGCTCGTAACGGCGCCATCCGCCACCCCGACCTGTTCGCCCGCTACGTCGAGCTGGAGCGCCGGACCGGCTACACAGCGCACCAGTCGCGCCGGAGCCTCGAAGAGGTCGCCGGCCTGACCGTCGAGCAGGCTCGCGAGCTGCATGCCGCGGAGGCTCCGCGATGACCTTCATGCCCTACGGCACCCTGACCGACAACGCCCCGATCCACCCAGGACGGAAGCCGAGGAGCAACCGCCAGGTCTTCCGGGTTACCAAGTCGCCGATCTGCGAGTACAACCCGGCTGGCAAGAATTGGGTGGCGATGCTGTCCGACCGCTTCCATGGCCTCGCCGTCGTCGAGGTGGACGTCTACCTGCCTGGCGCCCCCTCCCTCCGGCTTTGTGATGACTGTGCTCGACGGTTCCCGCGGCGTAGGGTGCGGGCGCTGCGATGAAGCTGGTCTGCCTCCTGCTCGGCGGCCCGACCTACACGATCGACGGGATGCCCTTTGAGTGGCACCCTCGCCTCGGCCCCGCCCTGCTCGGCAAGAAGGGCCAGGTCCTCGCCAGCCAGCCAGGCCCGCGGCACCGCTTCTGGAAAGCGATCGATTGGTGGCGGGAACAGGGCTGCCGGGTGACGGACGCAGGGGTCTGCATCTACGAGGAGCCGCCGGCGCCGGTCTACGTACAGATCGTCGGTCGCCATTACGCCGAGGTGGCGCCCGGCCGAACGCCGGAGGATGTGCGCCGCGAATGGCTGGCGAAGATCGAACGGGAGCCGCGATGATGCGCCGCTCCCCGCTCCGCCGCATCGGCAAGAAGACGGCCGCCAGGATGGCCCATGGAACGCCACGCCGTCCGCTCCCGGCCCGCAACCCCGAGCGCCAGGAGGCGAGTTACAGGCGAAACTACGCCGGTCCTCTGCCCGGCGACTACCGGCTACGTATCGTGGTGATGCCCTGTGCGGCCTGCGGGCGCCGGGCACCCTCCGAGCCGGCCCACGTCCGCGCCCGCGGGATGGGAGGGGCCAAAGGGTGCTGGAGGGACCTGGCGCCGCTCTGCGGGCCGCGGTTCGGCGACGTCGGCTGTCATCGGCTCTTCGACGGCGACAGGGCCGCCTTCCGGGCGCGCTTCCCCGGCCTCGACCTGGCGGCGATCGCGGCCGAGCTCGCCGCGGCGTACCTGGCGGAATTGGGGCTCGCGGTGGACGCTCCCCCAGCGCTGCGCTAACCTTCCATCCTGATGAGCGACCCCGCGAAGCCCCTCACCCCCTCCGAGATGGGCCGCCGCGGAGGCGCCCGGTCGACGGCTGCCCAGAAGGCCGCGGGCCGGCGCAACCTCCGCTCGGCGGCGAGGGCCCGGAAGCGGGCGCTCCGCGCCCAGGCCGAGGCGGCGGCCCAGATTCCGATCGGCAACACGGTCGACGAAAAGCTGGCGGCGGGGAGGGAGATGCTCGCCGGCGGGGCGTCCCTGGCCGCGGTGGGACGGCGCCTGAAACTCTCCCGGGAACGGGTACGGCAGGCTCTCGGAGAGTTTGCCGCCGAATGCCGGGCGGCGCGGCGGCGGCCGGAGTAACCGCCTCTCAACTCAGGCGGGATCCCCGCAGGTTGATGCTCGGGCTTCCGGGAAGGATTCGCTCGACCTTGAGCCGCCCCTGGCAGGGATCGCAGCCGGCCGGCTTGTCCCCGCACATACCGCCACGCCTCCGGCTAGCAAACCCCTCGAGCCATCGACAGCCGCAGCGTTCGCAGATCAGGTGGACGTCGGCCTTCATGGAGCCGCCATGAGCGATCCCTGGACCGCCGCGAGGCTCAGATCGGCGACGAGGCCGCCGACGATGCGCCGGTAGAAGCCGTCCCCCCACTCCCGCAATTCCTCATCCCCGAGATTGGTGGTGATGATCGTCGGCCGGCTCTGCGACTGCCGCTCCTCGAGCAGCGTCCAGACCCGCTCATGGCGGTTGTAGGAGAACGACTCCCGCCGGCGCAGGTCGTCGATGACCAGGATGCCGGCGCAGGCGTAGTTCATCATCGCCTCGTCCTGGAAGGCGTCGAGGTTCAACTGGTGGGCGGGGAGCCAGCGGCCGATCCGGCCGGCGCGCAGCACCTCGTCGAACATGGCGGCCGCGATGTGGGTCTTGCCGATGTTTGAGACGCCGCGGACCAGGAGGATGGGCAGGTAGCTCTCGTCGCGCGTCCAGAACCGGAAGGCGGCCACGGCGGGCGGCATCCGCATCCGGCTGCCATCCCAGGTCTCCCAGGTCATCCGGCAGTAGGAGGCGGGGACGCCAGACCGGCGCCGGTCGTCGCGCGCCTTGTCGGGGTTGAAGTGCATGAAGGTCGCCTCGCTCTTGCACTTCTCGCAGCCGCCGTTCGCGAGCTCGTACTGCGTCATCGCGGCACCGCACGGACAGAGTTTGCCGCTCGGCGAGCCGAGCCACCGCTCGATCCCCTCAGTGCTGGTCTCGGGACAGCGGCTCGCCACGTCCCGGTAGTGCCGGGGGGCTATCGATGGCTGCATCTCGGTTCTCCTGTGGTTTCTTGAACATGCCGGCAGCTTCCATGCGTCGGATCTCCGCCTCGGCGCGGGATGCCTCGGCGGGGCTCATCTCGCGCGGTTTGAGGGTGCCTGGCGGCAGTTGGTTCTCGCGGGGGACGTCGAAGCGGCGGCCTTGAAGGCCTGACCCCGGCCGCGATGCGCCGTTCCCGTTCGCCGCTCGCTCGGTCGGTTGGTGATCCTGGGTGTCTCCGCACCGCTTGCCGAGCCAGGTGGCCATCCCCTCGTAGGTGCGTCGCTTGGCAGCGTGGTTGCGCGACCAGAGACGCAGGGCGGACAGGCGCTGCCGCACATCGACCCCCGGATAGGCGCGCTCGAGCTCGCTGACCAGGGCCGCTCTGACGCCGTACTCCACGGCCGAGCCGGCGTGCCCCCACCGCTCGTCTGGCGCCAGGCCTGCTGAGGACGTGTCCGCCAACTCCCTCCTCGGAGCCAAGTAGTGATCGGCGAGTTTCGGCGGCTGACCAGCGATCGGGATCCAGATCACCACGTCGGGGGCGCCCCCCGGCGGCCCCTTTCGCCGCTCAGCATCGTGCTCGCGCGCGCTGCTGCCGAGCCGAGGAGCGGGAGGGGTAAGGGGTGGGGATTGGGGGGTCTGGGGGGAAGGGGGCGGGGATGGGGGGGGTGAGGGGTCATGCCCATCTCTCCGGTGCCCTGCCGGTGCCCTGCCGGTGCCCTGCCGGTGCCCTGCCGGTGCTACGGCTGTGCCATCAGCCTGCCGGTGCCCTGCCGGTGCCCTGCCGGTGCCCTGCCGGTGCCCTGCCGGTGCTACGGCTGTGCCATCAGCCTGCCGGTGCCCTGCCGGTGCTACGGCTGTGCCCTGGCCGGTGCCAGGAGCGTCAGCATACGGCGTCCCCGCTGAATCAAGCGCCGCCTGAAGTAGCTGGCGAACGACCTCGGCGATACCAATGCCGCGGCGCCTCGCCTCAATCTCGAGCCGGAAGAGCACCGGCTCCGGTAAGTCGAGCGTGCGCTGCTTCATCGGCCCGCAGCCCCCGCATCCGCCGAGCGGAGGGGCTCGACGAGATCTGGCGGGGGTGGGGCACTTCGGCTGCGTAGGCTGGCGTCAAACTCGATGGCGTGGCGCGTGTGGATAGCGATGCAGCGCCGTAAGTAAGACTGGAATGGGACCGCCTCGAGCGCCGCAGCCTTCCGCGCGTCTGACAGGAGGTCATCGTCCAGGATAAGGGTGAACCTCGGCATGGCGTGATCTCCGCAGAAAGTAGGAAGGAGATAGTACGGCTGGCGGCGCGCCGGCGTCAAGTTCTAGGCCGAACCTCCGCCGCGGCCTCCTCGAGCCGCCGCGTCCGCTTCCCGCACCAGCAGACCACGGCTCCTGGCGGGAAGGCGTGGCCATCGGCGCACCTGGCGTCGACCATGGCCACACTGAAGGGCTCCCGCTTCGACGGCCGGAGGGTAGCCAAGAGATCGTCCACCGCGGCTCGCAGCGTAGGGCTGCCGCTGGCGATCGACGCCAGGGACGGCCTGATGGGCGCGGAAGGGGAAGATCGGGCGTCCTGTGGCATCCTGCGGGCTGGCGGCTCCCGAGCCACCGCCTCGAGGAGCGGCCCGAACTCGCCGGCGCCATCGAGCAGCATCGCGAGGATCTCCGGCCCGGTCATCGAGTCGAGGGTGCCGCGGCCCTGGGCGGCCATGGCGGCGCCGAGCCAGCGCTGGACCTGGGCTTCAGCTTCGGTCATCGGGAACCTCCTTCGGCCGACGTCGCCGGCGTCGAATCGAGTCCGCCAGGCGATGCCGGACCGGCGGCCTGGTCAAGCCGTCCTCCCGCAACCAGGTGCACACGGTCGGCAGCGACACGCCCACCGCGGCGACGATCTCCCGGAGCTTCTTGCCGGCGATCCGGAGCTGCATCACCTGGATGCGTCTCTCCCGCCTTGCCCGCGCCTCCGGCGTGTCGGCCTCCCACTGCGCCCGGCGGGTCGCCTCCGCGGCATCGCAGCGGTCCTCGGCCTCGAGGTGCCGCTTGACCGCGTTGCGGCTGATGTCGAGCTCTCGGGCGATGCGGTGGACGCTCCACCGGCGCTCACGGGCGAGCTCGCGCGCCACGGGGCCGATCGCCTCGTAGTCGCGGCCGTTGCGGCGGCCGTTCTGGATCACGTCGGCCTGGCTCTTGGTGCGGAGCACGCCGGCGCGGCGCAGGTAGTCGAAGACGGTCTGCTGCGACGGGGCCGGATCGACGCCGGCGGCGCGGAGTCTCGCGACCACCCCGCGACAGGACAGCCGCTCCTCGACGTAGAGGCGCCGGGCCTCGAGCATGGTCCGGGCCGTGAAGCAGTTCTGGTCGGCGATCCGGCTATTCCGTTTCAGGACGCCGTAGGCCCATCCAGGGCTGACGCCGGCGGCGCGCGCGGCCGCGGTGTGGCTGCTGGTCCGGGCGTAGTTGGCGAGCACTCTGGCGCGGTGCCAGGCGCCGTAGATCGGGCGGCGGCTCAATCTTGCTCCTTCGCTGACATGCGCCTGTAGTAGCCGCGGTTCACCGGATCGATCAGCGCGGCCAGCATCCCAAACTGGTCGTGCTTGTAGCGCACCCACGGCTGGCCGGGCTCGCTGGCCTCCTGCAACTCGAAGCCCAATACGGCGCCGGTTCGGACAAGCCGCCAGATCGTGCTTTCCTCTGTGCAGCCCCAGCGCGCCGCCACTCCTGGGTCGTCCCTGTGCGGCATCACCTCACCTCGAGGTTGAGGCAGCGGCAGGCCGGATCGCCGCACACGCCGCCGGTGTAGTTGATGCTGTGCGCCGGACCGTGGGCATCGCGGCGGTGACCGCAGCGGCAGACCTGGCGGTCGGTCCGCTCCTGCTCGTCACGGCGCAGGTCCTGCCAGGCTTCGAGGAGGAGCTTGCGGGCTTGCTGCACCTTTGGGTGGGCCAGGTAGGTGGCGTCACTGACCATCGGCGCTCCCTCCTGGCGCTCGGCGGCCGAGAGCGGCTGCGCAGGCCCGGCACTTGAAGCTCTCCTGGACCGCCTTGTACATCGGCGGCGAGAGGTTCGACGACTCCCAGCCGCGGCAGAGCGAGACGCGGAAGCCGTCGCGGTCCACGCCGACCGGGAGGAAGTGCGCCTTGCGGGCGCCGCGCGGCCACCACCAGCCCTCGGAGAAGGCGTCGGGCTCCTTCACTCGCCCTCCTCTCCGTGGACGGCCAGGGTTGGCGTGCGGGTGGTCTCGTCCCAGCCGCGCTCAAAGGTGGTCCCGCGGGCGCCGGCGAGGGGGAGCGCCGCCTGCCGCGTCTCCTCGATCACCCGCTGGCGCACGCCGTTGACGAAGTCGGGATCTCGATCGAAGCCAATGAAGAGCCGATCGCAGCGGATAGCCGCGATCGCCGTTGATCCTCCACCCATGAAGGGATCGAGCACGAGACCGCCGCGCGGCGACACGAGCCGCACGGCACGCTCCATCAGGTCGACAGGCTTCTCGGCTGGATGGTCTGTCAGCGTCGACGCGTTCCCTCCACCCCAGGCGCAGCGCCACAGATCCGGCTCGGAGGCGCTCGCCGCCTGGAAGTCGTTGAGTTGAAGAACCGTGAAGGTTTCGTAGCTCCTGCTTAAGACACCGCCGAGTCCCATGCGCTCCTTGTCCCAGACGCCGATCGCTGGCGCGCGTCGGATGCCGAGCTTCGCCGCAGCCTGGTCGAGTTCGAGGCAGCCGCGCCAGTCGAGCGTCATCCAAACCGCCCCATCAGGCCGGAGGACGCGCAGCCACTCCCGCAGATGCTCGCGCAGCCACGCCGCGAAGAACTGCGTCTCCTTGATCGAGCGCACGGTGCGGGAATTGGCGATCGACGACTCGCCGGCGATGGCGTAGGGCGGATCGGTCACAACCGCATGGACGGAGCCGGGCGACAACTCGGAAACAAGCTCGAGCGCCTCACCCAGGAACAACTGGACGCCGGGCTGCTCGTGGTAGAGCCGCGCCATCAGAACAAAGTCCCCGACCGCCGCGCCGCCGGCTTCACCACCTTCGGAGCCGCCCAGCCAGGTCGCCCCGTCGCCGGCGCCAGCCCCAGCTCGATCAGTGCCGCCAGGCCGATAAACGCCGCGTCGGAGGCGTCGTAGCCAGGGAAGCTGTGCACGGCCCCCCAGCGAGCCCGAGCCGCGGCCAGCACCTCCTCCTTGCCGGTTCCCGATCCGCCGCCCTTCCCGAGCGCGGCCATCTTCACGGAGGCGATCGGCTGGGACTTGACCTCCAGTTGGTTCTCGGCGCACCAGGCGAGCAGGATGCCCTCGGCGGCGCCGTAGGCATGCGCCGCTGCGATATTGGTCGGCCGCGGCTTGTGGATGGTCGCTGCGACACCGGCGATGTCGTCGAGGACCGCCTCGATCGCGGCTCGGTCACCGGGCGGCAGCGTCCGGGAGCGCTTGTATCCTTCACGGGCCAACCGCAGGATGCGCTCCGCCGCGGTGGTCGGCTCGTCAGCTGCGGGGCTCATGTGCGCTCGGACTTCCTCGTAGGCGCAGAGGTCAGGGCGCCCAGATGCCAGCGCCTCGTCGAGCTTCTGGCGGAGCCTGATCCAGCGGACGCCCGGCGATTCCTTCCGGTTCCGGTCCGCGATCGACCACGTTCCAACGCCGGTAAGGTCGGCGCCGCCGCCCGGGCGAGCCAAGAGTCTGGCCCAGCCGACGAAGGAGCCGCCGAGATCCAACGCCAGGATCTTCATCCGCTGCCCTCCGCCACCAGCCGGTTCACCGCCTCGATCGCCGCCCGCTTGGCTGCCTCGTGCTCTGCCTTCGCTACCTGGTTCGTCGGCTCCCGCTGCCGCCGACCCCAGGTCCGGTAGACCTCGCGCTGCAAGGGCTTGGGGACGAGGCGCCAGTGCTTGCCGCAGAGCAAGAGGTGGGACGGGACGACGGCCGAGCAGCCCGAAACATCGCACATCAGGTGGACCTCACCTGATCGAATTCCACGACCTCATCCAGCGACTCCGCGGCCGAAGTTATCAGGTTCGATGGATCATTGCAGTTGCTCAAGACGACTACGCGCGCGCCATCGCCCGCGGTGCCAGGCACGTCCGAGATCAGCGCCCAGGCCCGGCCGGCGAAGTGAGCGTTGAGCAGGAGGAAGAGTTGCCTGTCGCCGGGCGAGATGCTCACCGCTTCCGCCTCCTGCCCGGATGAGCAGGACCACGGCGGCCCTTGCTCGGCCGCGGTCCTGCGTCGTTGTGGACCTTCGGGTGCGCGATCGCCGGAAAGGCCGGCGCAGGCTGTTCCCCGATCGGTCGCGGGATGGGCGGCCAGCGGGCACGATCCATCGCAGCGGGCGGCTGCTCGCCTACCGGAAGGGCACGCCGCCGCTGGCGGATCGGGCGCCCGTACTTGCGAGGAGGACCGGAGATCACTACCAGCTTTCCTCAAGCGCCTCGAACTCATCGCGCGGCATCTCGTAGCAGCGGATCGTCACCGCAGGCCCAGGAGTTGTGGCCGCCTCGTTACTCCCGTCCCACGCAAGCTCGGCCGCCTCAGTTGCCGCGCGGCCGGCAGCCTCGGCGGAATCGACGACGAGGTAATCGTAATCGCGGTTCGGGTGCGGCGCCACCTCCCAGACGCGGACACTATCCGCCATCGCTCGGTCCCTTCTCGCGCCCACCGTTCAGCAGCTCGGTGAGTAGGGTAGCGTTCAGGTCGCTGGCTGCCGCCTGGCCTGCGCGCCGGGCCTCCGGGGAGCTATCCAGCGATTCCAGGATGGTGATCGCCGCCTTGACGCGGCCGGCGTCGTGGAGGATGGCGTGGGTGGGCTTGCCGGCCATCACCATTCCGCCTCGGTAGAATACTTGTAATCGTCGCCGTCGTCGTCACCGATCGCATTCGGCAACCCATACTTGATCGCCACCGCCTTGAACAGCGGCAGCCCGTACTGCGCGTAGCTGTCGAAGTCCCGCAGTTCGGCGTCGTCGAGAACCCACATCCACATCTTCACCGTCTCGTACATGAGCGAGGCCGAGATGCCGCGACGGTTCAGCGCCTTCTCGAAGCCGAAGGCCAGATCCTCGGCGAGTTGCGCGACGACCGCCTCCTGCGTCCATGGCTTCGGCGGCTTCGGCTCGGCGCCGTCCTTCAGCTTGAAGCCGAGCGCCTCCCAATCGGCGACAGGGAAGAAGTCGCACAGCCGCGCGTAGTCGCGGCCATCGAGAGTCTGGCTCTCCTTGCCGCCCTTGATCGCTTCCAGCACCTGTGCCTGCGTCAGCATCGGGCCTCCGCTCAGCAGAACCGCGAGATCCCCGTCACGCCGGGAATCGGAGCCGGCGTGCTGTTCATAACCTCCTTCATGGCCTTGGCCTGCGCGTTCAGGGCAGGCATGGCGGGGAGGAGGTACTGCGACCGCTGCGCCGGGTTCTCGGCCACCCACTTGATCAGGGCCGGAAAGTCGGTCACCTCGGCGCTCCACGTCTTGCGCACGTTGACGCCCATCGGCGCCGGCGGCCTCGCTGCGGTCACCACCGGGGCGGCCGGCAGGATGGTCAGCGCGGCCTCGGCGGCTGCGGGTCGGCCGGCATCCTGGTAGCGTTGGGCGCGTTCGAGCGCCTCCTCCTCGACCACTCGCTGCGCGGCGGCGCGGGCCAGTCGCGCCTCGTCCTCGATCCGGCGCCGCTCCGTCTCCCGCCAGGCGCCGAGCTTCGCCTTGAGCGTCCGGCGTGCCCGCTCGAAGGCTCCGGCCAGGCGGTCTCGCAGCGCCACGTTTGCCTTCCAGGCCCGGTGGCTGGCCTCGCAGGCAGGCTCGACTAGGGCCAGGGCTTGCTTCTCGTGGTCGGCCCACTCCCGTTCCAGGGTGCAGGCTTGCTCGTGGTCCTCGGCTGTCAGAATCTCGATCTCCTTCGCGCGCTGCTCGACGGCGGAGCCTTCCGTCTCCACCTTCGCCAGGGCCTGCGGATCGATTCTGGGTGCGGGTTCTTCGACTAGGACTGCCGGTGCATTCATGGCTGATCTCCGGTTATGCGCGTTCCAGATAGGCGTTGCTTACGACCTTCAGGCACACTCGGCCGACTTCCGGCGCGGCCCGTTCCGTCATCGGCTTGACCACGATGCCCTCGCGGAGATGATTCGCGCCCGGAACCTTCGAGGGTCCCTCGGCCAACGCCAGGATGGCTTCCAGATCAAATGGCGCGCCGCTGGCGATCGTAGGCACCCACGGGAGCGCTGGCGCGAGGTCGCGGGCCTCCTGCGCGTTGATCCATTCGCTGCCGCTCAGCAGATCGAAGACGGCGATGCAAGCCTCGCCCGGCTTGGAGCCGTACTTGAGATCCTGGACCTGGCCGTAGACCTCGCAATAAACCGCGATCTCGGGATGATCGATGAGGAACCGCTTGACCTCGGCGCCGCCGGCCGTGGTGACCAGCGCCTTCCACCAGAGATTGCCCTCGTTGTAGCGCTTCCATTCAGTGCGGCTGCCGGCGTGGAAGTTCTCGCCGTCGAAGACGTACCGGCCATTGGCGCCGTGAATCTTCTCGGTCACATAGACCAGCTCGCCAGGCTCGAAGACGGCAGCGTAGCGGCGCAGGCTCTCCACGTCGAATTCGGGGACGATCGAATCGGGCGGAATGTAGGCGCCGATCGCCCGGCCCGACCAGTCCTCGGTGCGGACGCAGCAAGTGTAGCCGCTGAACACCTTGACCACGCTCAGCGTGTCAGCGTTGGGGTGGGGCAGCAACTCGATCGGCACCACTTCGACCCGGTGATCGCTCATCCCTTGCCTCCGTTATTGTAACTATTTGCGGCCCGCCAGTTCCACACCGCCGCGGCCCCCCGGAAGATGTTCAGCGCCGCCCCGTCCTCGTCCTCGACCAGGTGATGCCGCGGCATCTCGCCGTTCCCGCCCAGCGGTACCAGGAAGCATGGACAGTGCATCAACTCGACCGGGTCGACGTCGAGGTCGCCAGCCCTGGCCGCCTCGATCAGCAGCCCCCGGTAGCCGCCGGCAACTTGCAGGCGGTGCCCGGGCTCGACGCCATCTCCTTTCCAGTCCACGATGGCCAGCAGGTGCTGGAAGAACCGGCCGGCGTAGTCGGGCATGCCGGCGTATTGCCACGTCTCGCTGGCGAGCGGCGTCTCCCAGAGGATCGGGCGGAGCTTGGCGGCTTCCTTCAAGCGCAGGAACTTCTCATAGCGCGGGAGGACGTGCTCGGCGCCGGCGAAGTCCCAGTCGATCTCGAGGCCCGAGAAATCGAGGTCCACGACCTTGTGCGTGGCCGTCCCGCGTTGACGGTAGAACGGGTCGAGGAAAGAGAGATCCTTCAGCATCCCCATGCCGGTGAGGATCTGCGTCACGCTCGGCAGCACTCGGCCGGCGAGGGTGTACTGATGCAGATCCTCGTTGAAGTCGGGGGCGGTCATGGTCGCGCCGGCGGTTCCTTCCGACCGAAGAGTTCGGCCACGACCCACAGCAACAGGATCGCCAGGGCCGCGAGGTGGCCGAGGGCGGCGTTCACCGCCTCGACCCCCGCGCCTCGCGCAGCCGCTCCTGGTCGCCGAGCAGCTTCTCCTCGGCCGACGGCGAGAGGCGCACGCAGCCGTTCTCGACCGTGACCCAGCCGTGGTCCTCCATGATCGCGATCACCTGCAACTCGCAGCAGTGGAACTGCCGCAGGCCGATCGAGCGCGTGGCCGGCCGGCTGACCGTAGCGTTGGCGAGCAGCAAGACGATGCCGGCGAAGATGTAGCGGTACTCGTCGCCGAAGGATGTCCCCTTCCAAGTGGTGGCGATCTCCTCCCACCGGCGCTCGGCAAGAACCTTGTGGCCGGGGATGCCGTAGACGCGATCGCTCATCGCCAATCCTCCTTGAACGCGGCGAGGCCGCCCAGCAGCTCGATCACCGCGGCGAGCTGCTCGCGCACCCAGGCCTCAACCAGCGCCTTCACCTCGGCCGTTGTCAGCGCCTCGAACTTGGCATCGCGCCAGACCAGGTGCTCGCCGCCGGCGAGACGAAGGAGGATGGAGGCATGGGCGCTCGGCGTTGGGCCATAAGGCCACGAGCCGACCTTGCCGGTCCTGCTGTCGAACGTCATCGCCCCGCCACCCTCTGGTCCCGGCCAGTACCGGGTGCTGATGCTCAGGAGCGGCCCGTCATAGTCCTTCTTGCCCTGGCAATCGTCGGTCCAACTGGCGGCCGGCCGCAACTCGGTGATCGCACTCTCGCCGCTCATCAGATGACCTCCTGGACCGGAGCCGGAGCCGGAGGCAGCAACGGCGGGATGGTGAAGGGGTCCGACATCTCTAGCGCGACGTTCATGAAGCCGATGAAGCAGGGAACGCATCCAGCGGAAGGCGCGCGGGTGGCCGCAGGCGCGGCAGGTGATCGGCGGCGTCCACCGCTCGATCCCGGCCGCGATGCGCCGCGCCTCGAACGAGGTGCCGATGCCGGTCATGATGGCGTCGGAACAGCGCTGCGAGCAGACGCAGGGCTCGATCGGCTCGCCGCGGCAGCCGCAGTCCACGCCGCTGCAACAGAGGATCGGCTCGAAGTCCGGTACGGGGCGCCCGCAGCACTCGCAGGAAGCGATCGGGCGATGGGCGGGAGGCGTCACGAGTTGCACCACCTGATGAACGACGCGTGTAGCCAGTAGATGCCCTCGCACAGCTTGAAGAGGAGCGCGAGGAAGGTGACCACGCCGAGAGCGATCATCATGGTCCAGCGGGGCATGTAGAGCGCCATCCACCAGCCCATGTCCGGCTCGGCCCCGGAAAGCTTCATGATGACGCCCAGGCCCTCGGTGCCGATGAATACAACGGCGGCGAGCGCGCAGAGCACCACCTTGGCTGCGACGCTGATCGCTCGCCCGGCACCGAGGTAGAGCGACAGGAGGAATCGCTTGACTGTCACGGCTCCTCCTGGTTCGGCCCGAAGTGCATCGTCTCGCACTCGCCGCACAGCCACGCCCGGCCGCGGAGAAGCTCGGCCCGGCTGGCGTCTCTCCCGAGCCGCTCGGCAAGCGCGTAGTCCGCGGCCGATCCCTGGTAGATCAGCGGCTCGCCCAGGGCGGCAGCCTTCACGCCATGCTCGAAGGCGGCGCGCGTCCGCTGGTGGAGTAGGGTTCCGTCCTCCTGGCGGAAGGGCAGATCCTTCGCCGTGAAGTGGTCGGCCGCCATCAATCCGCCTCCCAGTTCTCACGTTCGTAGAGCGATTCGGCCGTCTCGCCGGCTACGACCTCGCCGGCCACGCCCGGCACTGCAGGAATTTCCCTCGCCCGGATGACCGGCTCGTCGCTCATGAGCACGACAGACTCCGGTTCCTCGGTGCCGTCGTAGTCCGCGCCCCACTCGACGGCGATCGCCGCGCGCCAGGCGAGCACGGCCTCCGCGAACGAAGGCGCCTCGACGTAGCGCTCCTGGCCATCGAACAGCACCAGGTAGAGCTTGGCCGCGCTCACGGCGTCGGCCTCGCCGTGGCGAACAGCCCGCAGATCAGCTCGTAAGGAGGCCCGGCCGCGATCTCCTCCAGCGTCTTCCCGCAGCCGGCCTGCACCTCGGCGCGGATCTCGGCGGCGCTGTAGCCAGACTGCATGCCGATGGCGATCAGGCGCTTGACTTGGCGCTCGGAGATGACGCCGGAGCTGTGCCACTTCGCGCGCGCCGGCTCCCACCGCTCGACCGGGATGAGACGGTCGGCCGGCAGTTCGTCGTCGCTGCCCGGCTCGCGGGCCGCCGCCGAGGGCGCGCCGTTCGCCGTGGCGGGTCCTGCCGGGGGGCTGGCTGCTGCGGCCGGCGCCGCCGCCTTCCCGTTGGCCGCCGCCGGCGTCCCCACAGTCCGCGGCGCCGCACCGTCGGTCCCGTCCAGCCCCTCCGGCAGGTCCTCGATGTCCTGGTCGAAGATGTCCGAGGCGGCCGTGCTCGACTTCGCGCAGTCCACCCGCCCCCGCTTCGTCGCCATCTTGAGGACGGTGTTCGCGATGTCGGCGGGCTCGACCCGCACCTGGTCGATCTGCCAGGGACCGCGCTCCCCCTTCATCCACTTCCGCCGCCGGCGGTCGGCCGGCGTCTCGTTCCACTCCTGCTGGCAGACCGCCTTCCGCCAGCGATACTTCTCCTCGTCGGAGGAGCACTCGCCGACGCCCTCGCCGACGATCAGCCCGGAGGCGATCGCCCGCGCCCGGACGTGGACCCGATAGTGGACCCGCTCCGGCAGGGCGCTCAGATCCTCGATGGTGATCTCCGGCGCGAGCTGGAAGGTGACCATGAGCTGCTCGGCGCCTGGCTGCCAGAGCGAGGGCTTGAGGCTGCCAACGATCTTGCCGTAGTGGGTCCCCTCCTGCATCACTTCGCGCATCACCTGCTGGACGAGGCGAGTGCGGGCTACGACCTCCGCGACGGTCAGGCGCTGCTCGCCGCTGTGCCGGAGCGGGACGAGGGCGCCGGTGGGCTGGGGCTGCTCTTCGACGGTGGTAGTGGTCATGGCTGGGTCCTTTCGAGGCGCCCACGCACCGGCCAGCGCCCAGCCGCAAGAATAGAGCGGACCGTGCGCTCTGTCAAGCGATGCGACTCTCCGTTGCCTTGACTTGACAACGCGGACGAACTTCCCTACCATCCCGGGCATGGCAAACACCTCCTCACCGCGGACCGACATCGCCAGGGCGCTCCGGGTCGCACGGGCGCGCCTTGGCATCGAGCAGGCCGAGATGGCGGAGCGCACCGGATGCAGTGCGTCCATGGTGTCGCTGCTCGAACGGGGTATGCGAGCCCCCAGCGCCGAGCTGCTGGCCGCCTACGCAGCCACCGCCGGCGTCCCTCTGTCGGAGATGCTCCGGTGGGGAGAGGAGGCGAGCGCGCCATGAGCCGCACGCCGATCAACGATCTCGCCGAGCTGCTCCACAAGGAGGTGCTGCCGCGGATCTACGGCAAGCCCGTCCAGTTCGTGATGCTGGTCTTCACCGACGAGCCGGAGGGAGCGGGAGGCGTCCGCGCCGACTGGATCTCGACCGTCAAGCGCGAGGACGCCAACACGGCCGTCGCCGAGTGGCTCCAGCGGATGGACCCGGAGATGGCCAAGCGCGTCTTCGACCGCCTGTTGCAGCAGAACCTTACCGGACCCGAGAGGGTCCAGGGATAGCCGAAAGGAGCCAGCCACGATGACCACCAGGAAGAGAGCGAGGAAGCCGCCGGCAGCGAAGCCAGAGCCCGCGAAGGAAGCGGCTGAGGGACCGACAATCGAGTCGCTGCGCGCCGACGCGACCAGGCTGTCGGGCCAACTCCTGGCGGCGCAGGCCCGCGTCAAGGCGATGAGAGAGGCGCTCATCTGGTGCAGCGGCGCCAGCGACTTCGCGCCGCCGGACTACTCGGGCGCGCCGGAAGGAGGTCCGCCGAAGACTCCGGCCGGGAAGGCATATGAGGGATGGGAGAAGATCTGCCGCCCACTCCTCGCGAAGGAAGCCGCCGCAGCACCGGAGCCGGCAGCCGCAGCAGCGCCCCCAGAGCCGGAGAAGGCGGAAGCCGCCGCGCAGCCGGCCGAGGACGAGGCGAAGCGCCAGGCCGCGCGCGACGAGTTCAACCGCGCCTTCACCTTGAACGCCGAGGTCCGCATCGACTCCATCGTCGGATCGGAGCCGGCCCGGAGCCTCGAAGGCGACCTCCGCTCCTACATCGCCTTCCTGGAGCGCAAGTACGGGATGACGGTCCATGCCATCGACTACCAGAAGCGGCCGCGCGGCGAGTACATGCGGGCTACCACTACGTTGCTGCCGGAGAAGAGGCGCAGCGGCAACTGGTTCGCCTTGGCCGGCTGAGCCATGGCGGAGCCCCGCATCATCACCGCCTTCGACGAGATCGCCCAGCTGGCCATCCGGCTGGGCGTCGTGCCGCTCAACGCCCGGCCGGGCTGCTGGGAGTTCCAGGTGGACGAGCATTGGTGGATCGCGGTCAACGGCCACCGCGAGTCGCTGAAGTGCTCGAAGGGTGTCGCGGTCGAGCCGTTCAACGCTTACGTGGAGTTCAACGGCTGGCCCGCGGGCAGCTTCAACCCGGCCGGCGGGATCATGGCGGCCGGAGAGGCGGCGAACGAGGATGCCTTCATCGCGGCGCTGCGGGCTGCGGTTCCGGCGCTACGACGCCCAACGCCGGCGGATGGCCGAGGTTCCGACCTCCCTGGTGCCGGCCTCTGCTGGCGAGGTGCGGGAGTTGATCGGGCGGCTGTTCGGAGGCGCCGGGCGATGAGAGCGGCGAAGGATTGGGACTGGCGCAGCCGGCACGAGCGCATCCTGGCCCTCCTGGGACGCAACGCCAACGCCGGCGTGGATGGCGTCGCGACCGTGCGAGAGATCGCCCAGCAGCTCGACGTCGGCTATCAGCTCACCCTCCGCGACCTCTGGGCGCTCGCTTCCCAGGGCAAGATCACGATGAAGCGCCGCGAGCGGGACGGGCGGCTATTTCCTTCGATCCGACAGGAGAATGCTCTATGAAGGACAGCGATTCCGGGACGCAGAAAGGCCTGCTGCGCAGCCGCCAGACCCTCGAAGCGGTTATGGCGTTCCTCCACGAGGTCAAGTCGTTCGACATCGCGCCGGTCAAGATCGCCTTCGACAAGGCGCGGCGGCACTGCAAGGCGCTCGGCCAGGATCTCTTCGAGGCGGACATGGCCTCGCAGCTGCGGGCCGGCGGCCCACCGGCCGGCCCCTGTTCGAGCAGGAAGCCGAGGAGCGCGCCGCGGCCGACCGGGCCGAGCTGGTACGGCAGGCGACCGGCGATGCGCCTCCCGATGCCGTGCCCGAGGCCGAGAAGAAGAAGCGCGGCCGACCCAAGAAGCGGGCGCCCGAGGGACCGCCAGCCGAGGATGCTGCGCCGCCCGAGGTCACCCCGGAGCCGCCGGCCGAGGAGCCCCAGGCCTCGGAGCGCGCCACGGTCACCTATGAGCTGCGCCGCGACACCAACATGGGCGGGGCCACCTACGCCTGCCGCCTGGTGAGCCGGGGCGGCCCTCCCGTTCTGACCGGCCTGTCTCGGCCGATCGAGCCCCGCGAGCTGGCGGCCATGACGCTGGAGAATCTTCCCTCCCTGGCCTACGACGAGACGCCCGAGATGCTCGGATGGGCGGCGGGGCAACTGCGGGCGATCGAGCCCGGCTGAGCCGGTAAAATCCCGCGCCGGTTGTAAAAAGCCGGCGAGATTCCGATGAGGTGAAGCGATGCAGCGATACACGCAGGAGTTGATTACCAGCGTCGGACACCCAGAGGATGGACACACCGCGCAGGCAACCGTCGAGCCGGTGATGGTGCCGCGGCCGGCCGGCGAGTGGGTGCGGTTCGCCGACGTACCCCTGGCGACGATCACCGCACTCAACATCGCCGAGCGCGACTGCGAAGCGGCCGTCGGCAAGGCGACAAACGCCGAACGCGAGCGCGATGCGGCCCGCCAGTCCTTCGCCGACACCGAGAATGCGCGCCTCGCTTTACTCGCCGAGTTGCGCATCGTCCAGGTCGGCAGGGACACGGCGCAGCGTGAAGTGGTGCGTGAGCACGACGGCAGGGTCGCGGCTGCCCGCGAGCGCGACGCCGCACTGAAGCTCGCCGAAGAACGCTCCCTGGCGGCAGGGATAGCCGAGGAAGCGCTACGGAAGGATGCAGCCGTCATCCAAGCCCTGAACGCGCAGTGCGAAGCGGACAGGGCCAGGGCAGGCGCCGCGGAGAAGGCGTTGGAGACAGCGCGCGCGGACCGGGACGTCCTCACCCGCATGCTGGCCGAGACTCGCGCGGACGCCATCCTGCTCGCGGCGTTCCCGCGCCTCCGGGAAGTCATCGCCGGGCCTAGTGCCGCGCCGGTAGAACGGCCAGGCGGCGGCTGGAGCTACGACATGGAAGCCGCGCCGCGAGACGGCAGTTCCAGGGACACGATCGAGTTGGCGACGGAGGAGGGCGTCCTGGTCGGCTTCTGGCACCTCAGTCGCGAGTGGCTGGCGCCGCGCAGTCTTGCGCCCTTGCCGACTCCGTACGCCTGGCGCCGCGTGCGAATTCCACCGCGGCCGGCCGCCACCGAGGGGAGCTGAGGCATGGAGATCACGCTCCGCAGCACCAGCAAGATCGTCACCGTCAACGGTAACGTGCAGGCGCGGGTTTGGGAGGGAGCGACCGCTTCGGGAACGCCGATCACGGCCCTGGTGACCCGGATCGTCGTAGCGGAAGACGCCGGCGCCGAGCGGCATGCCGAGTTCGAGCGCGAGCTGCAAGAGACCGCCGCGCCCACGGGCGTGAACGAGGCATTCCCTCTCCGCCTGATCCTCTGATGCGCCGCTCCCCGAAATCCCGCTTGCGCCGCCGGCGCCAGGACCCCGGCCCCAAGCCGGTCGTCTTGGAAGACGGCGACCCGCGCATCGTACCTGACTGGACCGGGCAATGTACCGTCTGCGGCAACTCGCCCATCGTGCCGCTGACCGGCCTGTGCGGGCCCTGCACTTGGGGCGAGGCCGAGACGGCTGGAGGAAACTGGTGACCGAGCGCGTCATGACCCCTGGCCACCTCCTCGCCGGCCCCGCGGAGGACCACTACGTCCTCCGGGTCGTGGGCGACATGGCGGCAGAGGACGGCATCCAAGACGGAGACCTCCTGGTGCTGCTGCGGGCCGAGGCGCGCCCGGGCGACGTCGCCGCGGTGCTGGTCGGCGGGGACTGCTACCTGCGCCGCTACTTCCCGGAGGGCGCCACGGTCAGGCTGGATGCGCTCGGCCGCGGTAGGCCCGCGATCTCTGTCCCGGCCGCGGATATCAAGGTCCAGGGCGTCGTGGCCGGGCTGATGCGGAAGTACCGGAGGGGAGCGTGAGGGCCCTCTCCCGCCTCGCCAGGCATCTCGGCAAACGGACGCGCTGGTGCCTGTTCGTGGCAGCGAGCGCGGCCACCGCCAACCGCCTCGGGACCTGGCCTGCGCCAGCGGACTGCGCCAGCCGCGCCGATGAGCTCGAGGCCGAGTATCAGGAGCGCTTCGGCAGGAAGCGCAAGAAGGGGGCTGCTTGACCGTGAAGTTGCATCTCGCCGCCGACCTGGCCCTACCGCTCGACGCCTGCACGCAGACCTTCCTGGTGGTCGGCAAGCGCGGGAGCGGCAAGACCAACACCTGCGGTCGGCTCGCCGAGCAGCTGCATCACGCGAAGCTGCCCTTCGTCGTAGTCGACCCGGTGGACTCGTGGTGGGGCCTCAAGGCGGCGCAGGACGGCCGCGGGCCCGGTCTCGACGTCTACGTCTTCGGCGGCAGCCATGCCGACCTGCCGCTCGAGGCGACCGGCGGCAGCTTGGTCGCCGACGTCGTGATCGAGAACCGCATCTCGGCCATCCTCTCGATCAAGCACTTCAGCGGCCGGGAGCGCTCCCGTTTCGTCTCCGACTTCGCCGACCGGTTGTTCCGCAAGAACGCCGGCGAGCCGGTGCATCTCTTCCTCGAGGAGGCCCACGAGGTGGCGCCGCAGCAGATCCCGAAGCGCGAGGGCGCCGAGGAGATGCTGGGCCGGGTGACGCGGATCTGGAAGCTCGGCCGCTCTTCGGGGATCGGCGGCTCCGCGATCACGCAACGGCCGGCCAGCTTGTCGAAGAACATCACGACCCAGGCCGAGATTCTGATCGTGCATCGCCTGATCGGCCCGCAGGACGTGGCCGCCATCAAGGAGTGGATCAAGTACCACGGCGAGAGCGAGGAGATCCTGCCGACCCTCTCTGGCCTCAAGACCGGCGAGGCGTGGGTGTGGGCCCCCGACTTCCCGGAGAGCGCGCCGATCGGGCTGCGCCGGGTGCAGATCCTGAAACGCGAGACGTTCGACTCCTCGGCAACTCCTACCGGCCACCGCGTCGAGCCGCGGGAGTTGGCGCCGGTCGACATCGCCGGCATCAGCTCGAAGATGGCGGCCACGATCGAGCGAGCGAAGGCCGAGGACCCGAAGGAGTTGCGGCGGCGGATCGCGGAGCTCGAGCGCGCGCTGGTGGTGGCCGAGAAGAAGGCGGCGGTCGAGCCGATCGTCACCCAGCGCGTCGAGGTGCCGGTCCTGGCGCTGGACATCGCTGTGCGCCTGACCCGCGACGCCGGCGCCATCCAGGCGGCGGCCGAGGGGATGGCGAGGACGGCGGCCGAGATCGCTGCGGGAGTTCAGCGAGCGCAGGCCGCAGGCGAGGCGGCCACGCGCCGGCCCATCGCGGCACCAGCGCCCGTCCGTGCCGCGGTCCCGCGGCAGGCACCCCATGCGCGCGCCACCCAGCCGCGGCAGGGAGGCCCCGCACCTGCCGAGAACGGTCGCCTCCCCGTCGGCGAGCGCCGCATCCTGACCGCCATCGCTCAGTACCCGGAGGGGGCGAGCCGCGAACAGCTGACCATCCTCACCGGCTACAAGCGGTCCTCGCGAGACACCTACCTTCAGCGCCTCGGGGCTCGCGGCCTGGTCGACGCCGCCGGTGGCGGCATGCTGATGGCCACCGGCGCAGGCATGGCCGCCCTTGGCGATGACTTCGAGCCCCTCCCGACCGGAGCGGCCCTGCAGTCCTACTGGCTCGACCGGCTCCCGGAGGGCGAGCGCCGCATCCTCGCCATCCTGATCGGCGCCTATCCGCGGGCGGTGCAGCGGCCCGACCTCGACGAGGCGACTGGCTACAAGCGCTCGAGCCGTGACACCTACTTGCAGCGGCTGGGCTCGCGCCGGCTGATCACGGCCGCCGGGCCCGGCGAGGTGCGGGCGAGCGAGGGGCTGTTCGGATGAGGCTCGTCGACGAGCAGTACGTCAGCCCCGCGGAGGCCCGCGAGCAAGGGGAGGCGGCCGCCAGGCGCCAGGCCGACCTCGAAGAGCCAACCCTTACACCTCTCCGATGCCGAAGACGAGGAGCGCGCCTTCAACCCGCCCGCTGCACGCGCCTGGAATGCCGGCTGGACCCGGGAGAGACTGCGGCAGCTGGCAACGCTTACCGGGCCGAAGAAGGCACCTGCATGAGCACCCGCCGCCTCGCCTTCCCGGCCCATCTCGCCGGCGTTCCCGTGGTCGACCTCCGCCACCTGCGCGAGTCTCGCCAGCCGGTAGCCGCCTACCTGGTCGGCGCCGAGCACCGCGGCGAGGGCGCCATGCTCCTGGCCCACCTGCGCGGCACGCTGCACGTCCACCCCGAGGCCAGCCGGTGAACGGTCGCCACTGGACGCCGCTCGAGGACGGCCAACTGCGCCGGCTCTATCCGGTCCTGCCGCGCGTCGACCTCGAGCGCTTCTTCCAGCGCCGCATGACCGCGATCTGGACGCGGGCGGCCGTCCTCGGCTTGAGCCGCGGGAAGTGGACGGAGGCCGAGAAGGCCGCGCTGCGCCGCCTCTACCCGACCCTCCCGGCTCCGGATCTCGAGCGGTACTTCCGCCGGCCCATGGGCGCCATCTCGCAACAGGCGATGAAGCTCGGCTGTCAACGCCGACCGCCTGGCGGACGCTTCGGCCCCGGCCATCCCACATACCGCTGGAACGCCGGCAAGAAGATCGGCTCTCGCGGCCGCACGGCCGAGACCCAGTTCAAGCCACGACAGATCTCGAACACCTGGGTGCCGATCGGGACCGTGGTCATCGACACCGAGGGCTACCGCAAGATCAAGGTATCCGACGACCGCACCGTGCCCTCGCGCTTCAACTGGCGGTTCTGCCACGTCCTGCTCTGGGAGCGCCACCGCGGCCCGGTGCCGCGCGGCCATGTCGTCACCTTCCGTGACGGCGACCGCTCCCACATCCGGATGCCGAACCTCGAGCTGATTACCCGCCGCGAGCTGCGGCGCCGCAACAGCATCCACGCCCTCTACCCGCCCGAGCTGAAGGCGGTCATCTACCAACTCGCCGGACTCAAGCACCGGATTACCATCAAGGAGAGGAAGCTACGCCATGCCCAAGACAAGAACGCTGGAGGACCTCCGGGAGCTGCTATTCAGCGCCGCCGAACGGCTCGAGAAGGCGGACGGCGACGCCCTCGAGGCCGAGTTGAAGCGCGCCAAGGCCACCGGCGAGATCGGCAAGGTGCTGATCGCAACCGGCAGGCTTGAGCTGGAGCATCTCCGGCAGACCGGGCGAGAGAGCGTACCAGCCAAGTTCCTGGGCTCGCGCACGGCCGCCCGGGTCGAGCAGGAGAGCAACGGCCCGCGCGCCCTGGCCGCTGCGCCGCCGGCGGGAAGACGGCCAGCGTGAAACCTGTGGGAACGCTTGATCCTGAAAGGAACCCGTACATGACCGAACCAGCCACCAGTCCCGTCGGCCAACTGCTCCCGATCACCCACCTCCACCCCAACCCCTGGAGCAAGCGCCGGAAGAGCGCCGCGACGGCCAAGGAGGACGCCGAGCTCGCCGCCAGCGTCCGCGAGCTGGGGATCCTGGAGAACCTCCTGGTGCGCCCGCTCCCAGAGGACGCCGCGAAGGAGTTGAAGCTCAAGGACCCGGCCGGTCACTACCAGGTGGTCGCCGGCAAGCGCCGCCTGCAAGCCGCCCTCGACGCCGGGCTCGACCTGGTGCCCTGCACGGTCCGCGACCTCGACGACCACCGGGCGCGCGTCATCACCATCTCGGAGAACCTGCACCGGCTGGACATCCACTGGCTCGACGAGGCGCAGGGCGTCGCCGGGCTGCTCGAGGAGTTTGGAAACCAAGAAGCGGTCGCCGTCGAGCTCGGCCGCTCGGTTGGCTGGGTGGCGCGCCGCAAGCGCCTGCTCGATCTCTCGCCGGCCTGGCTGGCGATCGCCGAGGACCCGGAGGGGCAGCCCGAGACCTCCATGAAGGGCTTCGCCGCGGCCTGGGGAACCGCCCACTTCGAGCAGATCGCCATCCTCGAGACGGAGGCCCAGGACGACATTCTCGAGCCGCAGATGCAGTGGCAGCTCCGGGACGCCCGCACCGCCGGGCAGCTGGCCCAGCTGATCGCCGCCCGCACTCGCGCGCTGTCCTCGTTCCCGTGGCCGTTGAGGGACGCCGAGCTCTACCCGGCGGCCGGCGCCTGCTCGACCTGCCCGATGCGCTCGTCGCAGAATCCCGGCCTCTTCGACGACCAGGAGGCGGCCGAGGGCGGCAAGCCCACCAAGAAGCCGCGGGGCCACGGCGCCGACCGCTGCCTGAACCCGAAGTGCGCCGACGAAAAGGCCCGGCGCTTCGTCGAGCGCCGCCACGCCGAGCTGAAGGCGGAACACTCGAAGGTGCTGTTGATCAAGGGCGACGGCCACGACGCGCGCCAGGCGCCGGCGGGGGCCATCAACAGCTGGGAGGTCCAGAAAGTCAAGGAGGGCGACAAGGGCGCCGTGCCGGCCGTGATCGCGTCGGGCCGGGACGCCGGCCGGGTGCAGTGGGTCAAGCCGCCCTCCTCGGGCCGCGCCGAGAGAGCCGCCACCAAGGCCGCCGGCGGCAAACCGGAGAAGACGCCGCTCGCCGACCGGAAGGCCGCGCTCGCCCGCCGGCGGATGGGCCACGCGATCGATGCCATGAAGGCCGCGATCGTCCAGCAGCCGGCGCCGGCGCTCGAGGTCTGCATCCGCTTGGCGATCACGGCCGGGACGAAGCAGGCGAACGACGCGACCGGCGGCTACCACTACGGCTTCGACGAGCTGCTGCCGCGGTGCGAAGGGAACACCGCCCACGAGGCCCGGCGGCTGCTGCTCGCCGGCACCGGCCAGAACGATACGATCGTGGGGGAACTCGAAGACCGGGCAGACCGCGAAGAGAACGCGGCGGCCAGCCATCGCGATCGCCGCGACACCTCGGCGCGTGTGTGGGAATCCTTTGTGGCCCTCGGCCAGTTCACCGGGGGCGTTGACGCTACCGCCGAGATGCTCGCCGCTTACCTCTGGGCGCGCGTTCTCCCGACGCTCTACGGCCGGATGACGCCGACCGGGATGCCGGATCACGTGAAAGTGGCCTACGCTGAGGCCGAGAGGACCGCCGCCCTGGTCGGGCTCAAGGCCAAGGTCTACCTCGAGCAGGCCACCGTAGCGTTGCCCGATCCGAAGGGCTGGGCGAAGGAGGAGGCCGAGGAGGCGGCGAAGAAGCCGGCGCGCGAGCCCAAGCAGAAGAAGGCCCCTCGTGCGGTGCGCGAGAAAGCCAAGAGGGAAGCCATGCCGCCGATCACTGATGAGGCCGCGCGGCTGATCCACTCGCTCCACCCGCCGGCGAAGGCCAAAGGGAAGGCCGGCCGCGGTAAGAAGGCGAAGTCGTGAGCGGCATTTACTCCGCGACGGCGGGCCAGCGGGAGCGAGTCCTCCTGGGCGTCTCGCTGCTGATCTTCCTGCTCGGCGGGATCGCCATCGGCTTCGCCGGCGCGGCGGTGATCATGGGCCACGGAAGCCGCCAAGCGCCGACGGTGAAGGCTCCCGCAGTCGCGCCGGGCGATTGGGGCGGCGCGCGCGTTACGCTCAGCACCGGCGAGCAGGCCCACGGCTTCAAGGTGTCCGGCGCCACGGATACCGTCTTCGTCTTTACCTTCCCCGAGGGCAATAACTGCCTCGTCCGACTCCAGCCGGCCCCAGGCGACCGGACGGCTGCCGCTGCCATGGCCTGCACCTGGTTGAAGGCAGCCCCGTGACGCTCACCTGCACCGTCTGCGGCTTCGAGATCCCGGACCCTCCCGGCCGGAAGTACCTGGTGGTGTTCCCGCTGCCCTGGGGCGGCATCCGGATCGAGGTCGGCTGCGACCCCACCACGAGGTGGACGCCAGCGGCGCGATCGCCGTCTTCTCCAGCGCCGGCTGCTGCAACACGTGGCTGGACAACGTCTGGCACCCGCACCTCGCCGGATGCCAGCACGACGACCCGCGGGGAAAGGCCGTCAGTCAGGCCGTCATGACACCCCGCGATCCTGCCGCCTTGGTGGCCGCCTGCCGTGTTCCCTCGCACGTCCGGGAGGCAGAGGCAGGCCCCTGGCACCTCCGTCGTTTAACGCCCATCCCGGAGTTCCTGGCGCTCTACGATGGCCTGGTGCCCCCGCTCGCTCCCTATGCCGACTACGTGGCGCTTTTCCGCCACTCCCTCGCCACCATGCACCTCGAGGGTTCGCCGGGCGAGGTGGTGATGGAAGATAGCCCCAGGGAGCTGCGCCGCCACCTGCCGCTGCTGATGGCCGCCCGCGGGCGCGTCCTCGTCTCCGGCCTGGGGCTCGGCTGCGTCGTCCGCGGGCTGCTCTCCCTGCCGGAGGTGGAACACGTCGACGTCGTGGAGATCGACCGCCACGTCGTCGAGCTGGCCGGCGGGGAGTTCGCCGGGAGTCCCCGTTGCACTCTCCGGTTAGGCGATGCGCTCACGGTCAAGTGGCCGCGCGGCGCCCGCTGGGGCTTCGCCTGGCATGACTGCTGGGACGAAGGCGGCCACCTGGCGCTGCTGCACGCGAAGCTCCTCAACCGCTACCGGCGGATGGCTGCCAGGCAAGGCGCCTGGGGGATGCCGCGGTGGTTCCGGCGCCGGGCTTGCTGGATGCTCGGCTCGCCGCGGCGCCAGCGCGGCAGGTCAGCCGCGGAGGGCAGGCATGCCGCCTGATCACCGCCCCGTCTCGCGCCGCCGCAACCCGGTGCGCTTCCTGCCCTCCGACCCCGAGGAGCGTCAGGCCGAGATCGCGAAGGAGGAGGCCGCTATCCGCCGGCAGGTCGGGACCTGGGGCCTTGACCTTCAGGACCCGGCAGGGGATGGCGCGGCGATCGGCAACCCGTCGCCGAAGAGGTCCTGATGACCAGCCGCCCGCACCGCAGTCTCGCCCGCTCCCTCGAGGCACTGGCCAGCGAGTACCGCCTCGGCGTCGTCGAGCTGCTCGCGAAGACGGGGAGCGCGAGCCCCTCCGAGATCCAGGCCGCACTGCCGCATCTCTCGCAACCCTCCGTCTCCCGCCATCTCCGGACCCTGCTCGATCGCGGCGTCGTCGAGCAGTCCCGAGACCTGGCCTCCCGCAACCACTGCGGGCTGCGCTACCGGCTGGCCGCCGAGGCGTTGGATCTGGTGCTGGCGCTGCGCCGCCTCGCGAACGAGATCGAAGCCGGAATCGTCGCCGAGTACTTCCCGATGGGCGTCGCCGACGTCGCGGAGCGGCACCGGCAGCAGACCGCCGCTGCCGAGCTCGGGGCCGGGCACACGCGGGGCAGCTCGCCCCAGGAGCCGCCGCCGTGAAGCCGCTCACCGTGCTGACCTACGAGATCGCCGGCCGGCGCAACCGCGCGCTGAAGGCGATGGACCTCGCCGGCGACGACCTCGAGCAGGCGCGCCGGCTGCACGACCGGGCGCAGGCCCTGCTGGACCGCGCCATCCGCGAGCCGCTCGAGCGAGTTGAGCGGCCATCATGAGCGATCGACTGAAGCTCGTCCGGCCGGCGTTCCAGGTGCCGCAGCCCGATCGGTTCACGACATACCACCATGACTGCGGGGGCTGCCCGCGCGTGGATGGCTGCCGCGTGCCCGTGCCCGAACGCCAGCGTGCCGGCGAACAGGGCTAGGACCGCGACCAGCATCGCGACTCCCAGCTTGCGCATCGTCTCGTCCTCCTTGGTTGGTCGACCATGTCGGGGATCGGCGCCCCCGGTTCACCAGATTCTCAGTCTACTTCAGCTCCGCGGCGGTTCCCATCAGGCAGCTGGCAATCGCTCGCGCCTCGCCCTTGCGCATCAGGACGGGCGTGGAGATCTGCGTGCTCGTCTCCGGCTTGCCCTCCTCGCCGGCGTCTCCGGTGATGACGTGCATCACCACGTAGTCGCCTGGGCGAAGCGCTCGCCGATACCGATGGAGCAGCGATGGATGTCGAGCACGGCGCCATCGCCGGTCGCGTGCCCTGCGGTCAGATCGAACCTCGCGTTCATGCTTCGTCTCCTTGTACGCGGCCGTCACGGTCGCCGCGGAACCGTCGCGAGCTGGAGCGCTCGCCCTACCCCGGGAACGCCAGCCAGGCGATGACGCCCATCAGGTTCCCGGCGGTGTTGACGTGCTGCCAGGACTTGCCGGAGACGGTGTCCTTCACGACCACCGTGAAGCCGGCGTCGGTCGAGGCGTTCAGCTTGACTGAGTGCCCGGCCGCTCCGTTGTCCAGCACGGTCACGAACACCTCCGGGATCTGCGGGCCGAAGAACCAGAACCAGCCGACGCCCGGGAACATGGTGACCGCCTGGCCGGCCCCCTTCCTGCCCGATCGGCCGGCCGGCTCCTCCCAGTGCGGGATGCGGACCTCGAAGCGGCCGCCGAGGAGCTTGAGGACCTGCCCCGCCTCGGCCTTGCCACGCTCGCTCTGCGGCGCCTGGTCGGGATGTGCCACGTCCCATGCGTAGAGCTCCTCCTGATGCTGGGCGGCCGCCGCCTCGCTGGCCTTCTTGGCGTCGTCGAAGCCGGCCCCGGAGGCTCCCGGAGGGCCGCCGGCCAGTGTCGCGAGGTGGTCCCACAGCGCGGCGCCGTTGAAGGCGACGTACTTCGCGACGGCGACGTCGTCCGCGGTCACGGCATACTTGCCGACGAGATCGGCGTCGAGCCCTAGGGGGTTCGACGGATCGTTGGCCACCGCGGACAGCGGGTTGGCGGCCGCGGCGCCGCTGAGCCCTTCGTTGACGGTATCGCCGTAGACGTGGCCCTGGAGCTCGGGGACGCCGAGCATGGCTGCCACGGCGGCGTTCTGGGCTGTGACGGATTCCGGCGTGCCGTCGGTCGCCGGCACGATGATGGATGGGTCCCAGGACTTCGCGACGCGCCCCCCGCCGGCGGAGGCCAGATAGAGGACCTGCTTGCAGCCCTTGGCGACGGCGTACCCACGAACGGTGCGGATGGACATGATTGGCTTTCTCCCTCTCCGCTCGACGAGCGGGTAGTTGACTAAGGCTCTGGCGGCTTCCACTGGCCGCGGCCGCGCATTGGCGCCAGCGTGCCGGTGTCCGCGAAAGCGCCGAGCCACTCGATCAGCTCGCGCGCCAGCTTCCTGGTGAGGTGCATCCTGCCGTCGCCCTGACCCAGCCAGATACAGTAGTCGGTCGCGAGGGACGACTCCTGAATGGAGCATGCCGCGCCCGAGGCGTCCTTGAAGTCAGACCGCAGAAAGCCGCGCTCAGTGGGCTTTGCGAGCTTGATCGCGCGGCGGCTCACGGCACCCCGCTCCGCCACTCCGGCGTGACCGCACCGCGCGCGCCGAGTACCCGGCCATACACCGCCCCGAGAGCTCCGGCCGGCGCCGGCTCCGCGAAGACCTGGACACTTCCCTGCCACGTGATGCGTCCGGTTCTGACGGTGTCCTTCGCGACGTGGATTTCGGCCCCCAGGCCGGCCGCCGTAGTCGAGTAGGTGTAGGTGGGGCCGCCGCCGATCCGCCAGCCTTCCGAGAAGTGGGACAGCTCGAGGAATCCAGGGCGCTCCTCCGTGAACACCAGCCTGGCCTTCCCGGTCGTGTCGGAGAGCAGCACCTCGGCGTTGCCGCGCACCCTGAGGTGGCCGGTCGTGTCCCGGCACTCGAAGGTCGCGTGATCCAGCGGGTCCAGCTTGCAGGGGATGGCGCCCGGCCCCCAGATCCGGTGCTCGCCGGCGGCCGGAGCCGGCAGGCCGGTGTCCTTGTGGATCTGCGCCTCCTGATCGGGCGTCGCCACGCGCACCTTGACCGGAGCGGCATCGGTCGGTCGGTCGTTCTCGGCGAGGGTCTGCGGCGGCCCGCCGAAGGGGTGGCGCAGCGAGCGCTTGCCCTTGACCCTGGACTGCGGCACCTCCGCCGGCGCCCCTCGCGTCGGCAGCTGCGCCCCCTGGACGGCCTTCGCCGCGCGCCCCAGGGCGATCGCCGGCCCCGCGACCGACTGCAGCTCTCCGTGCCACTGCCGGTAGGCGAGCCCGACCACGACCAGGACGCAGCCGAGGACGACGATCGCGATCAGCCGGATGGGGTGCAGGAGGATGGTGCCCAGGGCGTGCAGGGAGGAGCGCAGCGGGTTGTTCATGATGGCGCCGGCGGCGGAGCTTCCTTCGGTCGCGGATCGACAAAGGCCGGCTCCGGGTACTCGCTGGGCACCGCCGGGGCGAAGAATTGCTCCCCGTCTGGCATGATGAGCAGCCATCCGGATTCGGCTGGGTGCGTCTGCTTGTCGCCGACGACCAGTAACCACTCGGAGGCTTCGCGCAGCCGCTGGGCGTTGACCTGTGTGATGCGATGGGCGGCGTGAACGCTATCCCCGACTTGCTTCCAGTTGGATGGCTTCCATGTGGCCATTAGGTCCCCTCCCCGCCCGTCCGGCAGAGGTAGCCCCAGGCCGGGTCCCGCGCCGTCCAGGCCTGGCGATCGGCCTGCCGCTCGCGCTCGGCGACGATCGGCGCGATGGTCGCCTCCAGGACCTCGATGCGGGCGCCCAGGGTCACTTGCGGTCCTTCTCCGGCACGACCCGCCAGTCGGGGTCGCCTCCACTCACGCGGCCCACGTCCCGCACCGGGTTGTCCCGATTGTGGGGGATGATTTCGAGGTGGCCGTCCCCGCGGACCTTCCCCTGCCAGCGCCGGCCGGAGTGCCTGTTCTCGACCGTGACGTCTCTGTCGCTCATCCTCTTCCTCCCTTCTCGCCCGCGGCTGCCGGAGCAGCGGGGAGCGGCTCGAAGTTATCGGCGAAGTACTGTGCCGCGACGAGCCACTGGTCGGCGTGGTTCTTGGGGTTCCTGGCGATCATGTCGCCGGCTTTCGGAGAGCCTGCCGCCTTGTCGGGAGCGGAGATGCTTACCGCCGCGAGATCCTCGCCCGGCTCCCAGGGACGCAGTTCGGCGATCTGCTTGCGGCGATATTGCTGGAAGTTGCTCATGGCGTTTGTCCTCCCCGGCGCCACGGCGGACAAGTATGGGAGCAGGGCAGGGTCCTTGATATGCAGGCGCAACTCTCGACTCCGCCGCACGAGAACGGCTCCTCGCTGGCGGCGACGACGCGCCTCAGATCCGAGAGCTGATGCAGCGTTTCCTTGCTCAACCTCAATTACCAACTACGTTCTTCTTCATGACGTTCCCCCCTTTAGCCGCGGTTGTACGGCCTGCGCCTGCTGCGCGGCGAAGCGCTCCATGCCGAGCCTGAAGAAGCGCGCCTCGATGGCCTCCACGGCGTCGCGCTTGAAGTCGGTCAGGCAGACGCTGCGCTGCATCTCGCCGTCGTCGCCGTAGAGCGCCTCCGGAGGGCAGCCGTGGCGCAGCCAGAGGAGCCGGCGCAGGACAAGCTCGCTGCCCGTCACGGCTTGACCTCGATGACCGGAGGCGCCGGCCCCTGCGCCGCGGCGATGGCGACCTTGGCCGCCACATGCTTGTTGAAGGATCTGTACGCGAGGAGCGCCGGCACCAGGATGCCGAGCTCCGCCGCCACGCCCTGCCAGGCGCGCTCACAGAACCACTGCGCGTGCGGCCAGCCCGCGATCGCCAGCACCCACGCGACCGTGATGACGATGCACTGGGCCACGACGATGCCGATGAACCAGGGGCTAGCCCCGCCCTGGCTGGCCGGGTCGCTGGCCTGGAAGGGCGCTGGCGCCTGCCCGGGGAGCAGGGAGCGCAGCGAGGCGAGGGAGGGGAGATTCACGGCCCGAGCTTCCTGGCGACCACTGGCGGTGGGATCGTGGGGCATTCTCGCCAGATGCCGCCGAAGTTACGGAGTCCCGGGGCGGTTGGGGCGTCCCCCCTCCAGCCGCCGAGCAGCTTCATGCTCTTGATCGTCGCCTGCTGACCGGCCGAGCCGTCCGCTAGCATTCCAACGCCTCCCTCGCCTTGGCGTAGTACGCCTCGCGGCTCGCCAGGCCGTTCAGGCCGCCGTTGATGGCGCGGGTGATGGCCTGGAAGGCCCACGCCTGATCGGCGGAGTCCGCGAGCCGGTTGCAGTCGTGCGTCGCCCAGTACCGGCCAGCGATGCGGAAGCCAACCCTCGGCGTCGCCGCCAGGTCCGGGTTGCCTACGAGATCCACACCGAGGGCCGCGCCCATCCCTCGGTAGCCGTCCAGCCCAGTCAGCTCAATCGGCCCCCGCCCGCGGTATCGCCAGCCGTCCCCCGACTCCTCAGGCCCGTTGCCCATACGGTTCGCGTACACCCTGTTCGCGATGCGCTCCGGCTGGCGGGCGTAGGCGGCGGCTGTCTCGGCGTCGAAGTGGGTCGGGAAGGTGGCGAGCAGCGCCGCCGCCGAGTAGTTGAGGTTCTCGGTCCACTCCCTCAGCTCCGCCGACTCGTGGGCCAGCTGCGCCAGGAAGGCGGCGGCGCGGAGCCGGGTGTCGATGGCGAACTCGACCATGGCGCCGGTGAGGTAGGGCAGGTAGGCAGCGAGCACTCCCTCGCGCTGGTGAGGCATGATCTGGCCGAGAGCCGGCAGCGGCAGCATGAAGACGTCGGGATAGCCTGCCCCCGCCGGAGCCTCCGGGACGGCAGGCGCTACGCTGCCGGCCTGCACTACCTCCACGGAGGACGGCGGGGTGCTGCGCGCGTCAGCGGTGTCCAAGGGCGCTGACGCTCCGTTGCCGAAGATCCGCTGGAGGATCCCCGCGGCGGCGCTGACGAGATCGTCGAAAAAGCTCACCGCTGGCCCACCTCCTGTGCGATGTGCTGGCGCTTCTCGGTGTGCCGCTCCCATCGATGCACCCGGCGCTTCGTCGCTCGGCAGCGTGGCGAGCAGCACGGACAGACACCGCCGCGCCGCGACCAGAGATCATCGCCAGCGTGGCCGCGCTGCATGCCGCCTCTGCCTCTCGGGCCGATGACCACGCCGCGGCTCATGGCCCACCCAGTACGGCCACCAGCGACCAGACCGCCGCCGCGATGACGCCGAGTTCAATCAGGGAGGACACCAGGCAGCCAGCGGGGCCGCTCTTTGGCATGACGCTCCCGCCTGCGATGGTGGGAGCGCGACCACCAGGGCCAGGCGCCGGAGGCGGGGCCTGCGCGGCCGCGGCGACCGCCCCGTCCGGCACGATGCTCCCGCTGCCGAGGTGGTAGACCTTGATCGGGGCGGCAGGAAGCGGCACGTCCACTGCCTTGAAGATCGTTGAGGTGTAGTAAGCGGCCCCCTGGACGACCGCCGCAGCGTGGTCGTCGACCTCGCGGATCCTATCCACCTTGCCGTCCTTCTCGACAGCGCCCCACGGCGGGGTGGGCGCCCAGGTCGTCGCCCGGTTCGGCGCCGAGCCGAGGGCGCGCTTGCCGATGAGCACCGGCAAGGTGTTCGCGTCCACCCCGCGGTCGAGCGTTACCATGGCCGAGTCGGAGCCGACGAAGAAGGTGACCGGGGTTGCGAGCGCCCATTTGGGATTGGCGAGGGGGCGCGATCGGAGCTGCTCGAGCTCCGGCATGATCGCCCGGATCAGTAGGCGGTCGAGCGTCGGCGGGTTCGTAGCTGGCGCCGGCCCGCGCCCTGCAACAAAGTCGCTCGTCTCATCGCAGATCGTCCAGAGGTGCAACCCAGGCAGGGCGCTACGCTCGCCGGTGATCGGCGCTCCCGTCCACGACCAGAACCGCCAGAGGTCCAGCCACTCCCAGGCGAGAGCGGCCAGCGCGGGACTGCCCTTACGCGCCAGCACCGCGGCGCTCACCAGGAAGAAGTACCAGTAGCCGCCGTCGCGGCTTCCGACCTCCTTGCCCATCCACCCGAGGGTGGCCTTCATCTTGCCGAGCCAACTGAGCATAAGCGCGTCGGCGCCGGCTTGGCCACGCGCCACCGCATTTGCCCCCGCCACCATGGAGTAGTTCCAGGAGCCGCCGCGCAGAGCGCCATCCATGTCGCCCTGGATCGCCGCGTTGCTGTAGGCGCCGGAATCCCCGGCAGGCCAGAGCTGGCCGGCTTCGATCCACTGCCCAGCGATGAAGGGATGGGGAATACGTCTCGGGGGCCGCACGCCCAGCCAGGCCGCGAGCGAGGACTGGTTGCTCTGGACGTTCTGGGTGCCGTCGCTCATGGCATCCCTCCCGCAGGCGCCAGCCCGGCTGTGGTCCACTGCACGAAGAGGTAGGCGAGGGAGCCGGCGGCCAGCAGCCCGACGCCCCACAGGACAGCGAGCCCGACACGGCGCCAAGAGACCGGCGGCCGAGACAGCCGGCGGCGCTCGCGATTCAGGCGCTCTTGTTCCTGGCGGGCGATCCGGTTGAGGTAGCGGTCGCGCTCGGTCACCAGAACCTCAGCGCGGCGACGATCCGCCGCAGTTGAGCGCGCCAGCCGATCAGCACTGAGGAGATCTGCTGGCCATCCAGGTAGGTCGTCAGCCAGCCGCGGTGGAGCGTGGCGGCGAGGTGGTGCCAGCCGCCATCGGCCGGACAGACGTGCTGCTCGACCGTCGTGCCGGCGAGCTTCCAGACGCGGAGGCCGGAGATGTTCACCGCTTCCTCCGGCGTTCGACCTCGCGGCGCCCCGCCTTCGTGAGCGGCCACCAGGGCCGACGCGGGTCGCCGCTATTCAGGCAGCGCACCAGGCCGCGGTCCAGGAGAGCGCGCAACGCCCGCGACCGCCTGCCGATCCTGGCCTTGCCGCGGGTCGAGGAGAGATCCCGCAGGAGATCCAGTGCTCGGTGTCGAAGCTCGGGGAGGGTTGCCATGGGATACGATCATCGTCCTATCGTCGCGCGTAGTCAAGAGGTGCTTTAGTGAAGGCTGCCTACTCTTCACGCCCCGTTCTCCCGCGCCTCCTGCGCCAGCACCCGCCGCGCCCGCTTGTCGATCCGCGCATCCAGGAAGTCCCGCAGGATCACCCGCGCCAGTTCCGCGAAGGAGGGGAAGCCGTCCTCCTTGGCCGCCTGATCGGCCCGGGCCGCCAGGACCTCTCCGTAGTCCACCGTCCGCCTGCCTGTCTGTGGTGCCATGTTCACCCCCTGAACGCAGGCTACCGCGGCGCTGTCCAGTTGTCAAGCGCCAGAGCATAGGGCTTGACAAGTCCACGCGGACTATCGTAGACTGATCACAGTCAACGGCCCCGAGAGGGCAAGGAGAAGGCATGAGCGACCATCCGCACTTCCGCATCGTCTCCTACGGCTGCGGCTACTACGCCGTCCACACCCGCGCTGACGTGTACGGCGCCAGCGTGCCGATCCACGAGCCCGAGGTGCCGGACTGGGGCACGCTCTGGCACCGCTGCTGCGCCATCATGGCCGCCGCCGAGCCGTCGCCGGAGTTGCTGCGCGAGTTGCGCGTCAAGCGCGCCGCCGCAGTGGGTGCCAGCGCCGCCAGCTGCGCCCGGCATGGCCTGGCGTGGAACGCCGCTTACCTGGCCCGCCAAGCTGCGAGGTGGGCCGAGTGCGCCCTGTCCGGTGACTTGACGCCGGCCTGCCCGCAGATGTGCAGCGCCACCTGACCACTACCGGGCCGCAAGGCCACGAGGAGAGAGCGATGTTTCCGCCCTGCGCACCATGCATCGAAGCATCCGAAGTGTCCACCACCGCCAACGACCGCGCCTGGTGGCTGTGGCACTTCACTGGCCAAGCCCTCGCCGGACTGCTCGCCAGCGACGACGCCCCGAGGCCGGGATGGAGACCGCTGGAAGGGAGGAGCCATGAGCGTCCGCGCGTGGGAGGAAGAAACGCCGGAGTACCGCGCCCACCAGTTGCGCCTGGACGCCTGGCGGCGCAAGGGCCAGCGCTTCGGCCGCGCCGTCATCCTGACCTTCATCGTCGGCGCCGTCGCGGGCTTCGCGGGCGCTATGCTCGGCATCGGCACCGCCGAGATGGAGCGTGAGAACCGGCCGCTCGTGCAGCGGACCGCACTGCCGCCGGCCGAGCTCGCCCGCTCGCTTCGGGAGTGGATGGCCAAGTGCGAGGGGGAGCGCTTATGGTGCCGCGACGGCAGCCACGGGGCCGCCTGCGACTTCAACCGCGACCGCTGCTACGCCTCGTGGAGAGAGAAGCCGTGAGCCGCCGCGCCCAGCGCTTGGCCGCCTTGTCGCTTCCCGCCGGCTGGGCCGAGCAGGTCCGGGACGGCTGGTGGCTGGTCACCGACGACGAGGGCCAGGTCCGCGTCGCCGTCAAGCTCGACCGTGATACCATGCCTGTCAACGAAGCACCGACAGACGGACCCCTTGAAGGAGGGCCTGCATGAGAAGCGCCAGAGTCGTTCTCGCCGCCGCCTTGCTGTGCGCCCTCGCCGCGGCGTCTCTCCGCGCCGACATCAGCTATTTCACCGTCCAGGGCCGGGCCTGCCGGACCTCCTACGGCTGCGAGCCGGGCGGCCCGTGCTACTTCACCGTCGCCGTGGTCACGGTCGTGGACGGCCGGGAGCAGGTCCCGGTCCTGGTGAAGTGCGACCCCGCCTTCCCCGACGTCGCCGCGGTCTGCCAGCAGGTAGTCGGCGTCGGCCGGTGCGTCGCCTTCTCCGGCCCCATCCTGGCATCGATCAACGCCTGCCCGACGCTCGACGCCCGCAGCGCGAACATCCCGCCGGACTGGGAGTGCACGCCGTTCCCGATTCCCTACGGACCTTGCTGAGGAAGAAGCGCCACCCGCCACCGAGCCGCGCACCACGGCACCCCGCTGATCCCCGCCACCCGCCCAGCCTGCCACCGCCTTCCCGCCAACTCAACCAGGGGCGCCGGCCGATCCGAACGGCCCGCGCCCCTCCCGCCTCACCTTTCAGTGCCTGAGAACGAACCAGATCAGAGCCGGAACGGCAACAAGCAGGCCGCCAAGTAGGCCCCAGACGCCCGATTTGACTTTCAGCGCCGAGATGTCGGAACCTGTCGCGGCCTGAAGCGCTGCGAGCTTGTCGGCGAGCTCCTCGGCCAGGCGGCGCGCCTCGTCGCTGACGCCCTGCGCCAGGCGGCGCGCCTCGTCGCGGACCTCCTGCTGTTCGCGCCGCAGCCTTTCCAGTTCGTCCGTCCGGAAGGCGTCGATTCTCTTGCCGATCAATTCCCGGACGTCCTGAATCGACTGTGCCACGCGATCCTGCGCCGACTCGATCCGGCCGATATCGCGAGTGATCCGTTCCTTGAACTCGCCCCACCCGGAGAGCTCGAAGCCGTCCCCCATTTCAGGACTTCTTCCTGATGACGGCGCAGAAGTAGATGCCGTCGGTCACCACCAGCGGCGCCAGGTTGATCTCGACCGGGAACTCCTCGCCGCTGCGGTTGATGGCGGTGAGGGTCAGGCCGACGCCCATGGGGCGCACGCGGGGCTCCTTGACGAAGCCGGCGAAGTGCGCACGGTGGCGCTCGTGCAGAGGCTCGGGCAAGAGCGACTCGATCGGCTTGCCGATCATGAAGGCTCTGGGGTGCCCGAAGAGTAGCTCGAGTTGGCGGTTCGCCAGGACGATGGTGCCGGTCCGGTCGGCGATGACCACGGCGTCAGGAAGCGACTCGACGATCTCGGCGAGCAGTTCGGGGTCGGGTAGGGCACGCTGGGCCATCAGGAGCTCTCCTCTCTCGCCGGCGCTTTCCCGGCAAACTCGCCGGCATACAGGGCCACCATTCGATCGCCGATCGCCGCGGCCCGCAGTTCGGCGCCCGCGCCCCAGCCGTCAAGGACCGCCCTGGCGGTTCCGAGCGGCGCGAGATCCCACCGGGCGAAGATCATGGCGGCGAGCTTGGCCGCCTTCGTCTTGCTGAACCCCCAGGTGCGGATCTCGCCGGCGAGCGCCGCCTCCGCCTCCTCCGGCGAGCAGCCGAGCCGCAGCGGGTTTTTACTCATCGCCGGGTTCACCGGACGGCGGCTCGGCCGCGAGCGGCGACAAGAAGGGGCGACGCACCGCCCCGCGATTCGCTTCGATGAGCGCCAGCACCGCGCCATCGATGTCCCGAGCCAGCGCCATTGTAGGGTCGTGGACAGCGCAAATCCTCGCGAGCACCGGCGACACGTCCACCCCGGCGAGCTCGAGCTCCTCAAGGCTCTTGGCCGCCGTCTCGCAGACGTGACCGAGGTACCGAGCGGCGCGCGCGGCCGCCCCGGCGTTATGAAGCAGCTTTGCATCGGCGCCCCCCGGCATCTTTCTACCTCCTTGGCGCGAGAGGGCGCCAGCCGTTCTCGGCGAGCTTCTCTCGCAGCGTTTGCATCTCGATCCTCTGGGTCTCGAGGTTCTGATTGGTGACGGCCAGGGACTGACCCTGCGCCGCGACGGTGGCGGCGAGCACCGCGACCTGCTGAGCCTTCGCCTCCTTCTCGGCCTGCAGCTGCTCGACCTGGTGCTGCAACGCCGCGACGGCTCCCTCGCGCAGTCCATCGCTATGCTGCCAGGCCCCGTAGCTGCCGATCAGGCCGACGGCGAGCGCGCCGAACGCGATCCACGCCCCGACGCTCATGCCGATGTGGCGTTGCAGATGCTCGGTCACTTCGCGAATCCTTGTCCACCGAGACCGGCGAGGCGGCACCAGCGAAAGAGTCCGGTCCGGGATCGCATCGGTTACCACGCGCCCACCCGGTCGGTCGTTGAATTGATCACGGTCACAGAACCTCCTTGAGCTTATACGACTGGGAATTTCTCGAGAAGCGCGGATTCTTGACCGGCGAGAGCCCGTCGTGGCGACACCAAAGTATCTGGTTGTAGTACTTGCCCGGCGCCGCCGGATCGGGGATCCAGAGAAAGTTTCCGGTGATTCCCACCGACCCCTGCTGCTGCGAGAAGATCTCGTCCCACGCCTCGGCGTCCCTGAGAGAATTGCAGACGAGCTCGCCGATCCGCCGCTTCGGCCGCACCTCGAACCACTCCTGCCCGCCGGGTGTTTCGCTCACCGGCGACTTGTCCTCCCAGGAGATGCCCCAGCCGTAGTCCATGTTCACGAACGGCTGCACCGCATCCGCGACCACCAGCCGGCCGGCCTGCGCGTAGCCCGGCGAGCCGTTCAGGTCCACCTGGTCCACGAGGACCGTCCCGCCGGCGCCGGCGACGCTGACGGGCGTCGGGAGCACCCAGGCGAGGTTGAATACCCGCGCCACCTGCGTCGTCACGAATTGCGGGTAGGCGATGACCAGGTCACCGGAGTCGGCCAGGTAGCCGTTGTGCTCGGCCTGCCACTCGACCGCCGAGAACTCCACCGTCTGCGTCGAGCCGTGGACGCCGGTGAGCCGGAGGCCGGCCTGTGTCGTCGAGAGGCCGGTCGCCAGCAGGGAAGCGTTCCAGCTCACCTGGACGAGTTGGCCGCCAGTCCTCGTGATCGCGATCCCGGACGCCAGGTTGGCGGTGAAGACGCCGGCCTCGAAAAGATCCACGGAGAGCGTCGGGTCCGTCCCGCCGGAACCGCTCCGGCGGCACCAGATGTTGAAGGTCTGGAGGTTCGCCCCGGGCTTGAGCGGCAGCAGGCCATGGTCCGTCTGAGGGAGGTCGAACTGCCACCGCGCATCCGTGTTCGCGGTCGGCGAGATCGCGGTCAGCCAGCTCGTCGCCGGCAGCCAGACGCTGGCGCTCGGCGCGCCGACCAGGTTGGCGAAGAGGTTGGGAGCAAACGCCACCGGGCGCACGATGATCGAGAGCGGGCTGCCGAAGGAGCTGCCGTAGGCGCGCGCGCGCCACTTGCGGAGCAGGCCGCCGATCACCGGACGCGCAGCATCGGCGACGAGCGCGACGACCGCGACGCGCGAGTCGATCGTCGCCTGAACCGGAGGCGCCGAGTACTGCAGCCACCGCGAGCCCGGATAGCCGAGCGGCGAGGCGACGACCCCGGGCACCAGGTCCGCCGCGCTCCGCCACGGGCTCGTGATCTGCGGGTATCGGAGATTCGCGACGTCCGATCCCGGTGCGGTGCTGCCGGCCGAGAGGCCGGCGCCGGCCAGGTCGACCGAGTTCGGAAGCGTGAAGAGCATCGAGGCCATCAGCCCTGCCCCCAGACACCGAGCCCGACCGAGCCCAGTTGCTGCGCCTGGTCGAACGACAAGACGACAAAGTTGCGGGGCAGCCCCAGGCGCGGCCCGGCGCCCCCCGGCAGGCTGTAGCTGATCGCCGCCTTCTCGTTGACGTCCGAGCTGTACGGCAGGGTATGACCGCCGATCTTGTAGAGGTCGCTCCGCACCGAGAACAGCGCGAGCAGGCGCTTGGCCTCGACCAGCGCGTCCGCGTAGAAAGCATAGTTGGCGAGGACGATCAGCGCCCCGGCCTGGCTGTAGGTGGTCAGAACCTGGGCGTCCTGTGCCAGGGCATAGCGGTACTGCCGCAGGCAGAAGGCCAGGCGGGGCGGATTCGAGAGCGCGATGCCGGTCAGCTGGTTGGCGGAGGAGTTGCTGGAGTTGTAGTTCTGGGCATAGGCCACCGCGACCCGGTACACCGGGACGGTCTGGAGCTCGGCCGTCCACTGCGGCTTGGTCTCGATCGAGGTGTAGTCGAGCGAGACCGCCGGCGCGCCGGCCGGGACGCCCCCGAACCTGGCGATCTGGAAGAGGTTGCCGATCCGCTGGAAGCCGAAGAGGGCGCCCACCGTCGACGCGACTTCGTTGCAGACGTCCTGCAACGTGCGCCCGGCACCGAGTAGGGCGCTGTTGAACGGATCCGGCGAGGACGCCGCGCTGTCCTGGACGGCGATGCCGATCGTGGCGCCGTTGGCGGCATCCATGGCCGCGAAGGCAGCTGTGTCGAGGTCGGCAGGGTCGGCGAGCAGCCCGTGGCGCACGACGACGCGGCGCATGATCTGGCCGGCCGTCTTGACGTAGCCGTGCGGGCCGCCGTTGTCGCCGCGCACCCACGCGCTGATCGTCCCGGCCGGGTTCTGGAGCAGCGTGAAGTAGCCGCGCGCCGGGTCCGCCGCCCACTGCGCTGTCCCAGCCTCCGTCGCGATGGTGACCGGAGGGCCGGCCGCCTGCGTCGTGATCGGCGCGCCGACGAGGTTGAAGATGATCGCCGTGGCGCCGGGGGCAGGCCGCACCGACGCGATCTGGAAGGTGCCGTCGTTGACGCCGCCGGCGCTCCCGGAAATCGTCACCGTCATGTTCGGAGTCGCCGCCCCGGGGATGACCGGGGGGGCCGCTGCTGCTCCTGGCGTGAAGATCCCCGGCGCGAAGACGCTGAAATCCGCGCCCGCGGCGGCGATCTGGTTCGGCGCCTGGAAGGCGACGTCCGCGCCGGTGTAGGAGAACGGGGGCCGGAGCCAGGCGCCCTTGTCGGAGACGCCCTTGATCAGCTGCACGCTGCCGTCGTGGACCTGGTAGATGAGGCTCGGCGGGTCGACCAGGATCGCCGGCAGCTCGGGGACCTCGCCGTAGCAGAGCGGGAGCGCGGTGCCGGCGATGTTCGGGTCCGACCAGTCCGCGACGTCCCATGCCGGCTGCCCGAAGAGGATGCCGGTATGGCCGCCGGTCGTGCTGTCGTAGACGTAGGCGCGCTGACCCTCGCGGCAGCCGGCGTCGAGGACGAGGCCGGCCTCGTTGCCGGCCATGCGCTTGCGCATCCCGTCCTGGATTTGCGCCTGCGTGCGGGCCACGGACCAGATCCGCAGCGCCGACATCCGGTTGCCGGCGCCGATCCCATTGAGCACGAGCCCGGCGGACGGGAAGAGGGCGGTCAGGTACGTCCCCGCTCCCGGCGTGCCGAGCGAGCCCGAGAGCCCCGAGGCCGATGCCAAGAGCACGCCGTTGATGTACACGGCGATCGTCTGCGCGGCATGGTCGTAGGCAAAGGCGACGTGCTGCCACCCCAGGGTGATCGAGCCGGCCGGCGTCGAGTACATGCCGATCCCGGTCAATCCGATGGCCAGGTAGTCGAGCGGCAGCTGGAAGTACCAGCCGTGCGAGGCGTCGGACATCGAGAGCGGCGTGCTGTTGCCGCCGGTCCCGGTCAGGTAGAGCCAGAACTCGACCGTGACCGAGCCGGTCTGCGCCGGGAAGGTCGGCCAGACGACCTTGTCGCCGTAGGCCCCGACCTCGACGCACGGCGGGCTGTAGGTGTCGGCCGGCTGGCTCTGGATCGGCTTGGCGAACGTCCAGTCCCGTGACCGCAGGTGGAGCGTCGCCCGCAGCGGGTCGACGAGCATGTCGCCGGCGCCGACGCCGTCGAGGACGGTGCCGTAGTCGGAGAGCGCCAGGACCGTGCCGTTACTGAGCGAGCCGCCGAGCTGCAAGAGCGCGCGGCGGCCGTCGAAGGCGAGCTGCCGCAGGTTGTCGAGACCGCCGTCGCCGTTGCCGAACCCGACCTGCCCCAGGTCCGGCGTCGCGTAGCCCCCGATCTGGTTGCCGCTGTACATGCTGCGCTTGACCATCGGGATCCCGTCCTCGGTGATCCGGCCGGCGTACTCCATCGTGGCGGGGTTGTCGCCGGGCTGGGACGTGAAGCCGTGCGACGAGAAGTAGCGCGGGAGGATGGCTCCCCAGTCCGCCCCGCCGGGGTTCCAGGCGCAGCCGGTCAGCGCGAGCGCCGTGCCGCCGGTCGCGCTGACGGCGAGGGCCGACGGAGCGCCGTCCGCCAATCGCCAGTACTGGACCAGGGTGGGCATCTCGCGTCCGCGCTACTTCCCGGTGACGCCGGCGTCCGGAGCCGCGGCCAGCTTTGCCTGCGCCTCGGTCAGGCGCGCCTCGGCGTGGGCGGCGGCGATGTCCTTCGCCCACGACAGGCCCAGGCCCAAGCCGAGATACACGAGTAGGGCCGGCCAATCGTCTCTCCACATCGTCATGGCGCCGGCGTGGCCGAGGGTCGCCCAGATGAAGCTGAAGACCACGCTGAAGGTGATCGCGTTCTTCGGCACCCACGACGGGAGGCCGCCGGGGGCTGGCTGCTGCGGGTCGTCGCTCATTTGCGCTCCTTGGATGTCGTGGTAGCGTTCGCTCCATGACGACGCCGTTCGCCAGGACCTTCAACGCCGGCCTCTGGGGCGCCGTGGCGCTCTTCCTCGCCCTCGAGGCGTGCCACTACGGGCGCCAGGCGCTGGTGGCGCCGGTGGTGGTTACCTACGTCTGCGCCTCGATCGCCGCGGCCGACGCCTACGGCGAGTACCGCGCCCGGGACCTGGCGGCCGGGCGGATCGTCCTGTCGATCGGGTGCTACACCGCGCGCGGCCTGCCGGAGCCGTACACTCAGCAGCTTCTCAAGATCGACTGGGCCGACGAGGTGGTTTTCCTTCGCGGCACGGAGGAGTCGATTCTGCTGCTGCAATACCTGACCCGCGCTCGCTCTTCCGGCAAGCCTGTGCACGAGATCTGGCCGGCCGCCGGGCCGCGACTTTTCCGCCGCAGCTGAGACTCGGCCGCTCACTTCCCCGCCCAGTTCTTGATGACGCTTGATTCTGTGCGCGCTCTCACCCAATTTAGATGGCAGGTGGTGTTGTCCCGAACGAAGTAGAAGAAGCTCGGCGGCGCGCTCAACAGGGTCGTGGTCGTGGCGACCACGTTGAAGATCTTGCAAGTTTCATTCGAGAACGCGAACGTCAGCACCCCCGTCGACGCGATGTACCGCAACTGCACGCATCCCGAGAGGGTGTTGGCGTCTACCCCGATGCTGCCGCTAGGGACGGAGATGTTGGCCAGGCCAGCCGCGGCGTAGGAGGTGGCCGTTTGCCACGCCGGCGCACCGCTGGAAGTGAAGTAGCCGAAGTAGAGTTTCGTCGGCGAAGCTAATGTGCCCGTCAGAACGCCGATGCCGCATCCGTTGCCGAGGTTCGACAGGTCTACTTGAGCCGTGACCGTGAAGTCCACGGTCCCGCTGCTCGGCGCCCCCAGGCCTCTCACCTGGAAATTGCAGCTTGTACAACCCGCGAGGGTGGCGCCCTCCATTTCCAGGGTCTCTGTGGCAGTGCCCTGGTTCTGCCAGGTCCAGCTCTGCCTGGCGACGTTTCCGGGCCAGGTTTCACAGACCGAAGAACCGGTGAAACAGGAGGTGGGCTCGGTTTCCGGGTCATAGTGACCCGGGCCGCTGGCGGTCCCGACCACGTCCCAGTTGGCGCCATTCGAGACGACGGCCAGGAACGCTCCCTGGTAGGCGAGTGCCGCCGGCGTAGCGCCGTCGACGGTCTGGGCCGAGGTGGTGGCGACGGAGCACAGGTTCGTGCTGGAGTCGGTCTTCTTGATGAGGTGCGCGGTGCCCGTGGCACCCGCCGCGGCAGCGTCGGGGAGTGTCTCGGTGAATGCCCCGCCGGCGGCGTTGCATTCGGTGTAGCTCTCCGTCTGCGGGATGGAGTAGTTGGCGGTCTGGCTGGTCAGGACCGGCGACTGGTACGAGCCGTCTGCGCTCGAGCCGTTGGAGACGAAGCGCTGGCCGGCGATGCCGGCGCTCGCGGCCGCTACCGCGCCGGTGCCCTCGCCGAGCAGGGGGCCATGGGCCGTGAGCGTCGTGTCGCCAGTCCCTCCATGCGGAACGGTGTTCGGGTCCAGCGTCGCCGCTGGCGCGAACACTACCCCGTTCGTCTTCGTGCAGGTGATCGCGTTGCTTCCCGAGGTCGTGCAGTCGCCGCTCATCTCGGCCGCCGTCATGGGCGAGCCGCCGCGCATCACGCCGGCCAGCGTGCTCACCGTCCCGCTGCCGCCCTGGTTGGTGGGCAACGCCGCGGACAGGTGCGTCGCACAGACCTGCGGCGCCGTCGCGGAGCCGCACAAGTCATTGGCCAGCTCGAGGATGCCCTTGATGCTGCTGGTGGCGTCCACCGGCGCCGGCGGTACGGCCCAGGTCGCGTCCTCGCGCAGGTAGCGCGTCACCCCCGCCGAGCCGCCGGGATCCGGCACGATGCCGCGTGCATGGCTCCCGCCGGAGGCGACAAAGTCGGAAAGGTTCGCGAGCGGCACGACCGTTGCCGTCCAGGTGCAGGTGATCGCCGCCACGCCAGCGGCGGCTGTCGCCGGGCTTGGCGTGCAGCTGAACTGCGCTGGCAACGCCAAGGTGAAGGATTGGAACGCTGGCCCCAGGAGATCCACCGCGAGCTGGTACTGGTCGCGGCTGATGCCGAGCTTCGACACCAGGTAGGCGTCCGTCGGCGCCGGACTCGTGTCGTGGATCAGGCCGCGGATCGTGGAGTTCTGGGCGCCGGCCGGGAGCGCCACGAAGGCGGCCAGGAGCGCCGCCAGGATGGTGCGCGGGATGCGTCGATCGATCATCATCGCCATGAAGTCCCTCTTCTCTCGTTCAGCCGAGGTCGAGCACATCGCCGCCCCCGTCGATCTGCAAGAAGCTCGAGTCGTCGATCATCAGGTTGGCGCCGAGCCCCGGGTTGTAGTACGGCAAGCCGTGCGACCAGTACCACGGCTGCACCTGCGTCGAGTTGAGCGCGCCGGCGTAGACCTGGAAGTCGCTGACCTCGCCGTCGAGGTACTGGTTGGCGCCGACCGGATCGCGCAGGACGGAGCAGGCGTTGCCGGGCGCGTTGAAGGTGCCGCTGACCGTGGCCTGCCTGCGCAGCAGGGCCAGGTAGCCGGGCAGGCGCTCGACGGGCGGCGCCATCGTCAGACTGTAGAGCGACAGCGTCGCCGGGTAGCTATCGACGTCGAGGACGGCATAGAGGTACGTCCACATGCCCGGCGGTACCGAAACGATCATGCCGGCCCAGGTGGCGAGGAACTGCGTCCCGGCGTCGTTCGAGACGACCGCCTCGGCCAGGTTCGTGCCGCTGCTGCTGAGACGGAGGAACCGCTGGCCCGCCGCGGCCCCGTCGCCGCCGAAGCCGGCGATGTACTTGGCCGCGATCGCCGAGGTCCTCGGCTTGACCCAGCAGCCCCAGGACATCGAACCAGCCGGCGCTGCGACCGTCGCCGCGCCGTAGCTGGCCACGCCGTCCCCGACGAGCGACGGGGCGACGTGCGCGACGTCGTAGGGCCAGAGCGTGCAGAGCCATGCTTTCGTCGCCAGCGGATCCGCCAGCAGCGCCATGTAGTTGGCGGTCAAGCTGCCCTCCCGGCGCGCTGAACGCTGCCAACGACGGCCATGGCGCGGGTGAGCTCGGCCTGGCGTCGTTCGACTTCGGCCACGCGACCAGCGAGAACAGCGGCCTCGGCCCGCTGCTGATCCCGGAACGCGGCGAGCTCGGCGACGACCGCCTTGCCGTCTGCCGTGAGCTGGTCGCCCTGGGGCGGCGCCGGCACCAGCCGCACCGAAACCACGGCCGCCGGCGAGAGCGGCGGTACAGCGCCCCAGGGCGAGAGCGGCGCGGTCGCAGCGTCGCGCGCCGCATATCGGTCGGCCGGGTTCTGCCCGCCGGTGCCAGTCGCGATCAGGCGCAGCGCCGCGGCGGCGGCGGTGCCGGCGACCGCGGTCGCGTTCAGGGCATCCGCCGCGGCCCGGGCGGCCGTGGTCCCGGGATCGTTGACCGTGGCGCCGGTGGGTGATGGCGGCGGTGCAATCGCGCCGCCGGGCGCGCCGCTGCCGGTACCAGGATAGAACCCCGCCGGCAGCCCGGAGGGGAGCGCTCCGCCGGACCAGTAACTCGGCGTCGTGACCGGCAGGCCGAGCTTCTGCTCGAGCGCCTGGAGCTGCGTCAGGACCGCGTTGAACATCAACGTGTACGGGCCGCTCGAGCCGTACTCGTCGCGCAGCGCCGTGAGGTAGTCCGTCGCCGCCTGCTGCGCGTTCGACACCGCGGTCGCGTCGGCGCCAGGGGCGTTGGCGAGCCCGAGGTCTCGCTGCCACTCGGCAGCGGCCGCCGTCACCCGCTCGGCCGGCGTCAACGGCGAGATCGCCGTGTTCTGGCGCAGCGAATCAATGAACTTCTGCAGGGCATCGGCGGCGGACTGCGCGGAGGAGGCGAGGTTGCCCTGGGCGGCCGTCGCCGAGCTCGCCCCGGCGTTGAGCTTCGCCCAGTCCGGGGTGTTCGCCGGGTCGGCGAAGAACGCCTCGATCCCGCTCACCTGGTCGGCGAGTGCCTGGGTGATGACGCCCTGCGCCAGGAGGATGTCCGTCTCCTCCTGAAGCTGTGCCAGCTTGATCTCGAAGTCGATCTGCTCGAGTTGCTCCTTGACGAGCTCGGCCTGCTTGGTGTTGCCCGCCGCGGTGTAGATGCCCTCGACCATGGTGAGGACGTCGGCCGACCCTTGCTGCGCGATCTGCTGCATCTCGCGGTTGAATTCGGCAGCGGAGATCGCGCTGTCCGCGAGCCCGGTCCGTAGGGCCTCGATGGCATCGCTGAACTTCTTGGCGTCGGCGGCCGTCGTATCGAGCGGGAGCGACAACCCGCCGACGACCTGCATGACCAGATTCTTTTCGTCCTGCAGCTCGGCGACTCGAACGCGGTGGAGTTCCGCCGAGCCGGCGCCCAGATCCTGCTCGGTCTTGTAGATGTTGGCGAATTGCGTATGGATCGCCGACAGCCCGACCGCGAAGGTCGAAAGCCCATGAGCCTGCTGGACCAGCGGGGTGACTACCGCATCGGTCTGGGCCTGCGTTTGCAGCCGCAGCAGGGCGATGTCCGCCGCGCGGGCCGCCTCCTCGTCCTTGTATGCCTGGCTGCTCTTCTTGAGCCCCTTCTCCTGCTCGTCGATGTCCCGGTTGATCTTGAGAACGGCGGCGTCGAACGGGAGCATCCCGAACTGCGTCAACGCGAGGAGCGCCTGCGCCAGCGTCTGGGCGGCGGAGGCAAGCGAGGTGACCGAGGATGACGCCGAGCCACCAGGCGCGTGGAGATCGCCGGGCTTGATCGTGAGGCCGGCCAGCTGCTTCAGCAGGTCCTCGTCGCTCTGGATCGCCGCGTTGATCGAATCGAGCAAGAGCTTGTTGGCGTCGTCGATCACGCCAGCCGACTTGGCCTGGATGGTGGCGCTGTCCACGGTCGCCCGCGCCACGAGCCCGAGTCCGGTGATATACGCGCCCTGGCCGGCGATCGATAACGCCTCGACTTGCAGTTGGATGATCTGTTGCTTGACGCTCGCCTCCTGCAAGGCGAGGGCGTTGTTGTACGTCTCCATGTCGAGCTGCTGCTGCTGTTTCGCAGTCAGCCTCTTGCCCTCGATGGAGTCGCGCTCCTTCTCGTCAAGCGCGACGATCCCCGAGTTCACGTCGCCCAGCATGGTCCCGAGGTCGGCGAGCGACAGGCCCATGTTGACCAGCGCGATGTTCTCGCTGATCACCTGGTTGCCGAAATTCGCCATGTCGGTCGTGATCTGGGAGATGGCGCCGTGCGCGCCGGCGATCACCTGCTGCAGGACCTGGACGTTGCCCAGGATCTGGTTGGGGTCGACCGAGCCGCTCAGGTTCTTGACGTAATCCTGGATGATCTTCGGCAGGTTGCCGAGGTTGGCCTTGTTGAAGGCCGCCGCGATACCGTGATCGATCGCGGACTGCATGGACTGGAAGCTGCCGATGATCGTGTTGCCGACCGTGACCTGGAACTCGAGGCCGTTCTTCGACACCTGGACGGCGATCGCCGGCAGGCTCTGGATAATCTGTCCGGTGGCCTTCTCGAAACCCTCGAAAAACTGTTGCAGGCTCTGAACGACCTGCTGCGACTGCTGATCGAAGGAGGTGAGACTGGCGCCCGCGGCGCCGAGGCCAACGCTGGGTGTGCCACCTACCTGGTTGTAGGAGGCGCCCGGCTGCACGCCGCCGAAGGTCATCCCGGGACCGAAGGTCGTGTTCGGGTCCGGGCCGGCCTTGCTCAGGAAGCCGGTGATGACGTTGTAGACCACCCAACCGGCGAAGGCGACAGCGCCGGCGTAGAGCAAGCCAGAGGCGCCAACGCCGCTCGCCAAGCCGCCACTACCACCGCCACCGAACAGCGAGGCGATGCCGCTGATGAGGCCCCCGCCGCTGCTCGAGGCCCCGGCGGCGGCCGTCGATGCCGCCGCCTCCGTCTGTAGCGCCGCGGCGAGGTCGAACTCCTGCGCGTTATTCGTGAACAGGCCGGAGTTCTCGCCGAACCACTGGAATTCCTGCTTGGAGAAGTCGGTCTGGAGCGAGGCCGAATTGCCGAGCATCGAGCCGGCACTCGCAAGCTTGTCGCCGGCGCCTCCCAGGATGCCGCCGAGGCCACCGAGCGGGCTGCTGCCGGTGAGCGCCCCAACAAAGGTCCCGAACTGCGACACGGCCGACTGGAACTGCGCGGTCGCGCCGCCTCCGGGGCCGCCGCCGAAGAGCGCCGTCTGCAAGGTCGCGCCCTGGCCAAAGAGCCCCTGCACGATGCTCGACTCGGCCTCGTGCGCCGCCATGTTGGCGAGCGCGTCGACGACGGTCTTCTCCATCCCCTGCCAGATGGATTTCCAGGTGACCGCCATGCCGGCCGCCGATTCGCCGACGGCCTGGAACAGCGTCTCCCAGTCCTTGCTGACCGCGTCGGCGACCGACTTCTCGTCCGCGGCCCGTTGCTGCAACACGGCGGAGAGCTGCCTGTACGCCTCGATCTGCCGGGAGACGCCGGCGAGGTCGGCCGCCAGCAACTGGGCCTTGACCTGGCCCTCCTGGGTCGCCAGGTTGATGCTATTCCTGTGGATCTCCTGGAGCAGCAGCTCCTGGTAGGCGACGAAGCCCTCGGCCGTGAACAGCGATTGGTACTGCTGCGCGAGGCCGCCGACCGCCGGGTTGATCTGGGCGTAGAGCCCGAGGTCGGCCTCGAGCTTCGCGACTTCGCTCTCGGCTCCCTGGAGGGCGCCCTCGCGCACGGCGGCCAGCCCCTGCTCGCCGGCGGTCAGATCCTTCGTCCCCTGGAGCTGGAAGCCCAGCAGCGAGATCTCGAGGCGGCGCGCGTCCAGGAAGCCGCCGGAGAGGTTCTCCCGCTTCGCCTGGGTGTCTGCGGCGGTGACGATCGCGTTGGCGCGCGAGTAGTCGTTCGAGCGGGAGAGGGCATCGGCAAGGGCGGCTTCGGCGGCGCGCTGCTCGTCGGTCGCCTTGATGTTGTAGCCGATCTGGGCGACCTGGCTGCCGATCGCGATCGAGGCCAGCGCCGCGTTGCGGGCGCGCTCGAGCTCCCGCTGCCCCTCCTCGGACAGGATCGGGATCCCCGCCGCGGCGAGCGCCACGCGCTCCTTCTCGACCGCGGCCGCGATGATCCCGGCAGAGGTGCTCTGGCTGGTCGCATCCGCGAGCTTCGCCTGGCCGAGCGCGGCGGCGGCGATCTCGGCCTCGCCCTCCTTGTAGGTCAGGGCGTTGCGGAGCTTGCTGGCGGTGTTCTGGTCGATCGCCGCCCCGGCGGCGCGGAGCGCGACCTCCTCGGCCTTGGTGACGACCAGCCCCTTGTCCTTCGCCTCGGTCTCGAGCTTCGCGATCTCGGCCTCGGCCTGCATGGCGCCGGCGTGGAGGCGGGCGGCGCCCGTCCCGAGCAGTTCGGCGTCCGCCTCGATGGCGAGCTTCGCCGCGCGTTCCTGCATGCCGACGATCACCTTGTTGATCGAGTCGGTGAAGTTGGCCTGTTCCTTCGTGGCCTTGGCGACGCCCGCGCCGTACAGGGCGTCGCCCTCGCCCAGGAGGTCGAGGACGGCCATGAGGTCGTAGGACTGCTTCGTCGTCAGCTGCTGCTGGGCTTGGAGCTTGGCCAGTTCGTCGCGCAGCTTGACCAGGCTGCCGCTCGCGCCGCCGGCGGACGGCTGCGCGATCGCACCCCCGCCGCCGTCGCCCATCGCGCTGGCCATCGCGATCGCGAGCTTTTTTTCCTCCTCGATCTGCGCCTCGATGGCGACGATCTGCTTCTTGACGGCCTCGATCCGGACGACCGCCGCGGTCTCGGCCGCGAGGGCGGTTTTCAGGTCGGCCTCGGCCAGCTGCCGCGCGGCCTCGCGCTGCTGCTTCGACCAGTCGTCGATGTTGGTGAAGTCGCCGTGCAGTCGCTCGAGGGCGGTCCCGAACTGGTCGAGGAAGTCGGAGATCTTGGCGGCGGAAGCGAACTCGCGGTCCTGGGCCGCGGCCGCCGCATCGACCTCGAGCACGTAGTTGTGCATGGCGACGGCAAGGCCGCCGACCGCGACCAGCGCCAGGGTGACTGGATTGGCCAGCAGGGAGGCGGTGAAGGCGTCGGTCGCCGCGGCGGCGCCCTCGGTGGCGGCGGCATCGGCGGCGACGGCCCCGGCGTGGAGGGTCGCCGCCGCGGCGGCATCGCCGGAGGCCACCGCGGAACTGCTGACGGCCGCCCCGTAGGCGTCGTAGATCACGGCGCCGGCGGCGGTCGCGGCTCCGGCCGACGTCGCGGCGCCGGCGAGCTCTCCCTCCCCGGCCGTGAGCGCCAGGCTCGCGGCCGCCGCCCGCTCCATGGCCCCGGCGGCCAGGGTCAGCGCCGGTACCAGCTCGACCAGCGCCGCCGCGGAAGCCGCGGACGCCGCCGCTTCGGCGGCCTGCGCCGCGGCC